TCCCCACCCGGCGAGGGATGGGATTGGCACATAAGTAATCCTCTTTCTCCCCCATCCCTCGCCGGGTGGGGAAGAATTTGTGTAACCTTTTTTGAAAGGGTGAAAAATGCAAGTGCAAAACAATGAGAATTACGGCTGGTTCGTGGCTCCCGACGGCATCCCGTTCGACGCGAGACTAATCACGTGGGTATCGGCAGAGAGCGGAGAAATAACACACGATGGATCGGTAAACGATAATATTCACGGGCCATTCGAAACGAAATCCGAAGCCCATCGTTTCGGCGAGCAACTTGGCCTGTAACTTTTTTAGGCCTTTGGCCGGAATGGAGAATGAAATGAATATTGTTGCAGAAAAAATAAAAGAATTTTGTAATCGTGATAACACGGTGAGAATTGATACGCTCCATAAGGGGGATCATCTGGTTGACTGTACGGGCCAGAGATGGGTTTATGATGGAGAAGAGCGGGATGGATCAGGGTGTCATTACGTGGACAGCACCGACGGAAAGCACCGAACCTGCTTTGCTGGATGTGCGATAGTAATCAAGTGTTGATAAAGCCTACCCCCGCCTAACGGCGGATGCTTATGCCCCCGGTGCGGTTCATAGCGTGCCGGGGTAATTTTAGGAGATAAATTATGGACTTAAAACAACAGCGTGAATCGCGTGGAATTAAACAGGCCGAATTGGCCAAAATCCTGAACGTGAGCGCCGGGAAGATTATGATGATCGAAACCGGCAGGAGCGACGTGTATATGCGAGACGGCAAGCTGATTGCCGACACCTACGGAATTACCCTGGACGATCTTTGGCTATCCGTACAGGAAACACAATCCGCGGTGTGCCCGAATAAGCGGGGAAGACCGCCGAAGAAGGTTAAGTCCTCGACGATCAAGGAGGATGCGTACTCCGCAATGCTTACCGCCATCAAGTGGTATGTCTCACAATACGATAGCGTACACAAAGGTAAGGATGAAGGGCAAACGATATTTTTAATGAGAAAGGCACTTGAAGCTATGGAGGGAAAACCATGAATTTCAAAAACAGACTACGATTGGGACCAAAGCGAAGAGGCCGCTGGATCAAGAAAAGAAATGCGATGCTGAATAGCATCTTTAAGGCATTGGAAAGCGGAGAATTTCAGCCCAGGTATGCGGGAGGTGTTGATCTGGGAAGTGGGAAAGATTACACGGCTGTTATGGTTTTTCAAAAGAAATTTATAGAGGTAACGAGGACAAAATGACACCAGAAGAGCAATTACGCGGAATATGTATTTATGATTACCAAAAGCGAATAAGGGACGAATTTGGTTATTATTATCCCGATGACAAGCTTAATCTCAGGACGGGCATGGCAAAAGCGGAAAGGGTGTTTGCAAGCACGCCACACGGCCAACCCAATCTATTTAAAAAGATGTGGGATGAAAGCACAAAAAAGGAAAAGCCATGAAACATCCTAAAATAATCCGCCTTCACCCAGTCAGCCCACTGGAATTATCCGAAGCCTATGATATTTTGCATGAGAAAATACCAAGGATTGACGGCTGGAAGAAATTTAGCACAACAGACCTGTTATCTATCGAAGAACCAAAGAGATCCAAACTCATACAGATGATGAGAAATGCTATTGCCCGTACAAAATTCCAATCTCCCGCAAAGCCCGGCGATACACGTACCGTATGGATTAAACATTCTGTCTTGCTGGCCAGATACAGAAAGTTAGCGAATCAACTTATACCAGAAGCCGTTGATCATTTGTTTGGAGGAAAAAAATGCAAAAAGCGATTATCTATTCAAGATTCTCTCCGCGCCCTAACGCAGCAGAATGCGAATCGATAGAAACGCAAGCCGAATACTGCCGCAAGTATGCCTTGGAACACAAATATGAGGTCCAGGGAGAATACGAGGACCGGTCAATGTCTGGGGCCGACGAGGACCGTCCCGGCCTCTGGCGTGCTGTAGACGAATTAAAACGGGGATGGGTGCTACTCGCCTACAACCATGACCGGATCGCCCGAAGCGTTTTTCTGTCGGAATACATCAACCGGGAAGTGGAGAAAAAAGGCGCTTCCATCGAAGTCGTTACCGGTTGCATGAACGGAAAATCCGATGAAAATGTCATGATCCGGCAAGTTTTGCAGTCGTTTGCTGAATACACACGAAAGGCCATGGCCGCGAGAACAAAGGCCGCAATGCTTCGACATCAGGATTCCGGCCGGCGGATGTCGAGCCGAACCCCTTATGGCTGGACGCAGGATTTTGATAAAGAAGCACACGCAAAGGCTCAGGCCGAACAAGGAATTATGACCCCAAGGGCATGGCTCAAACCCTGCCCCGAGGAACAAGAAATCATAAAGTACATTCAGGAATTACGGAAATCAGGGCTGGGATATCACGGTATCGCAAACCGATTGATGGCCGAAGACAAACCCTGCCGGGGCGGAAAATGGTTTCACACGACCATTAAGGCGATTCTGAAACGGGCTTAATTATATCTCCTAAAAAACTGCGGCAACTCTTCCAATCCTTCAATCAAATTCCCCTGATCGCATCCCTTGAGTCTCCGGGTGTGAATGTCTCCACCATAGAAACAAACCTTCTTCCCGTTAAACCCCGACTTGCATTCAGAGCAAAAGGTAAATCCTTCGAAGGATACTCTTGAATTCTTTTCGTCTTTAAGTTTCATACTTCTTCTCCAAACAATTTCATCTGAATTATTTCCTTTTTGGGAACAACTATCTCAGTATCATCATTCCGCTTAACTACCGTCCAGCAATTGTTACAAAATAAGTCACCGTCTAATCCTAGCCCATCATATTGGCTTTCCGGCGCCTTGTTGTGGCAATGAGGACATTCGCAGATCCAGTCGTCGCAGTCGTCTGGATTTTCTTCTACCTTCATAACTCCACCATAACCCCGCGGTAAATCAGATTTAGTCGAAACCGAACACTTGATCCGGCTCGTAGGCCCTTTATTGTTTCGTTCGCATCCCTGGCTGCCATTCTCAGCGAATGACCCCGCCCAATCTTACATCCAGAATTACGTTCAATTATCGAAAACTGAGCATGGTCGGTGCGGTCCTCAAACCGATAAAATTTATTGGAAATCCCCTTACACTTCCACTCTTCCAGCTCCAGCCATACCGGGGCATAAATCATCTCTCTTTCATGCGTCAACCCAATTTCTTTCATGTAGAGTACTCTTGTCTTTTTCATATCTTCACCCACTCCGATCCGCTCCAATACTTACCAAATTCATCTACCATCACGCGGGATAACATAGCCTTTTCCGCTGAATCGAATGGCTGGCCAACAGATGCCCAATATTGCGGAATACTGCTACTGCTGTTTTGTCTGAGGCTCCACTTCCTATTTCCCATCATTTCCGCCAGCTGGTCGAGGCGGGGAAGAGGAATAAGCTCCTCTATTGGGATTTCATATAGCTCTTGCTTTTCATCCGCTACAGATACCAAGTGGAATCCGGGGCCTTTGTCTATACCGTAAACTACGCCAAATGTTTTAATCACTTCATCAAAAACCCAATCCCCAATCTTCCATTCCCATTCGATCCCGGAAGTCTTGACCATTTCGATAAACTCACGCGAAGTATCCATAAAATCCTTTCTATTTCTGTAATGATCTCTTGAATGCGCGGCCCATGGCTCGATTATACTTTTTGTCAAACCGCTTTTGTTCGGCCACTCTCAACTTTTCAATCCGCTTGTGGCAGTCCCTCAAAAACGCATCCCCGCATGAGGTTCCCAGCCACTGAATAACAGCGGTCGCGACATCGGCGTCACGTTGCGTAACTGGCGATACTTGTTTTGGAATAATCCCTCTTGCCGTATTGGATGATGGCTCTTTATTGAGAATTAATTCTAAGCTTCCATACCCACCGTTCAGCCACCGAACCCGCTGGTTGATCTTTTTCCATTCCTGGACAAAGGCCCGTTCCCCGGCAAAAACCAAACGGTCCTTGTTTATTCCCTCGAATTTTAGTTTTTTAGGTTTCATAACACCCTTTCTATTTAAAATCCTGAATTAACACTTATAATCACACCCGGGCCCAAAAACCCTATTTTTGACACCCGCACCATCATGGATTGGTACGTCCGACGCATTAAAACGTAAAAGATCGCTGGGAGTGATTCCGGCACCGATCTTCATTCTCCGCCCTCCCCTGCCCCAATCTCCCCCGTCTCCGTCCCAAGACACTCGGCTACTCCCTCTTTTTTGACTGGCGGGCCAGCCAATGGCCTTCCGTCACGGAATAATACGCACCGACAGCCCTCTTCGACCTCCCAAACACCCGACGCAGGGTGATGGCATACCCCACCCGGCTTATCGCTTTCATTGTAGCTCATATTTGATTCGCAGTGCTTACATTGGATCATTTGGCTTCTCCCACCCTCAAAAGCATGTTGTGATTGTTCATATCAAACGAATTCATCCTGATCAAAGGATCGCGTTTCAGGGTAAATTTCTTACATTTTTGCGGGGTCAAACGGCAATGGTGGTTGCGATCACATTTTCGGCATTTCGACCATGGATTTTTAGTGTTTCTTTTGGTTTTCATTTCCCGCCTCCCATCTTCTCCTCAGGGTAAACATTCAACTCCCTGTCCCTGAAATCCTTTACCGGCACAAATGTTTTCGCGTCCACAACATAAACGTTTACTGCCTCGCCCTTCATTGCCTCAGCAAAAATCTCTGCTTTCCGCCAAGCCTCTTCTTCGGTTTCGAATGGCTTTTCGTAGTCCTCAGGAAAATAGTCGCCCTTAAGCATCCCGCCTCTTCGAAGCTCGAAGCTCACTCGAAATTTCTTTTCGGGCGTAAGATAATCTTTTATGGCCTGATTAACGGTTGTCATATTCATGATTTTCCTCCCATCTTCTCCACCTCTTCTTTCCAAGCCTCGACCTTGGTAATCTTCGCTCCACACCGTGGGCAGAAGTTCACGTGATTTTCTTTCGGGCCTGCCTCCAAAAAAGACCAGACAACATCACAATCCGAGCAAGACCAAATCCCATCTTCATCTTCTTTCCACGTGCATGTTTTCGCCTTCTCCTCGTCTTCATCGTCCTTATAAAAATCATCGACGTCATGCGGATGGCAGAGAGCCATCTTCTCCAAAATTTCTTCCGCGGTGAAGGGACCGGCGAGGATTTTACCCTGAGGCCGAAACGACATGGTTCGTGTTCCAAAGCACAACCATGATGTTCTGTCATATTTTTTAACAGTTTTATTATCGCCAGATTCGATTACATAAATCCCCGGTTTCAGATCAGGCATTGGAGCCTCCCATCGTGTCGGAAATTTCCCCGACAGTTTGAAAATTTAAAAGTTGTGGACGTTTTTTATTCATTTCTGCATGTTCGCGATCCCGCTTTTCGCACCATGCGACGATTTCAGGCCTTGCCCGGAGTTCGGCCATCGTCTTAAATTCAACCACTTCGCCGGTTTCCTTGACAATAGTTTTGCGGGTCATAGGGTCTTTTGTGTGCGGATGATCGTCGGGAAAGACCATTAATCCGTCATCCTGGTTGTTTTGAGGGCCAGAATAGAAATTCGCCTTTTTCCCTTTGAGCTTTTCCGCAATGGCCGGGACGGAGGGCAGGGACTTATCTCGCCGATCCTGCTGGTCGTAGGCGTCGCCATAGGCCTCTACGACATCAACCAATTCCCACGGCTGAAACCGCTTAAAATGCCTGGCAATCTGTTCGTCTGGGGTTTTAGGCCATAAGCCGCGGATTGCCTTTGCCAATTCTTCGATATCGAGCTTAAGCATGGGCCTTTTTCCTTTCCTCTTCGGCTTCAAGTTTGGCTATGATCCTCGAGGCTGTGTCTTTTGCGTTCTGGTCGGCGAATGTTTCGGCCCCTTTGCTCATTTTTTGCAGATTGGCGTCCTGTAATCGAGATAAAAGCAACCCACCCATTCCCGCCGGGGTCTTGATTCCAGTAAAGCCCCTGGAGCAAAAATACCCATCCCTTTCGTCCCAAAGCTGCGCCCATGTCCATTGATACCCATAGAAGCTTATGGCCTCATCCACGATCTGGCCTACCGTCCTGCCGCTTTTGGTATGGGCTACCGCGTGAGCCTTAAACCAAATTATTCCCATCTTTTGGAGTCCGGTCAGGATCTTCCATGTATCATCCGAGAACTTATCGGGATGGGTAGCCGATTTGGGTGTTAACCGGTTCGGCAGCCCAGGTCCGGGGCCGATGGGATTTTCTTCCGGGGCATTTTCCAGAAATTCCCGCAAGCCCTCCCGCGATTCCCCTTGGGGGGTAAGGGGGGAATCTTTTATTTTACTTTCTTTTACTTTACTATGTGTTCCAGACTCGGACTTAATGGGGGGTTTAGTGGGACTTAATGGGGGGTTCTGTGGGACTAAACCCCCGGTTTCGTGGGACTTAATCAGATATTCGGGTTTTATCTCGAATTTCCGATTGCAGTCCTTGCATACCTTAATATACCGTTCTTGGATACCATGTGAGGTGAGGACTTGGAACATATCAAAAATGGTCTTATCAAAAAGGCCACGCCTGATACATTCTTGCACGATATCGTTTATGAGTGTATTTGGGGCATTTGTGTCCACCGAAAATACAAACGATTCGGCCTCGCCAAACTTAATAAAGTACCCTTCATCCCGATATATCTCACATAGTAACCGGATATAGACAGCCTGTCCTTTAAGCCCGAACCTCGCCTGTAATATTTTGAGCTTTTGGTCTGAAAATATGGCAGTTTCCATTGGGAAATACCAAAGTCCTTTTTGTGGCTGTCTTGACATCTTCGATAATCCTTTATCCCTGATCCTCAAATCTTCTTATTTAACCCCAGCTTCTCCGATAAATTCCAAACATACTCAAAGCCCATGATGTAAAGATCGATGTCGGATGGAGTGTAATGATTTTCAGCTGCGGCAAATCTCAAACCCCTCCAATTATCATCGCTCCACCACGTATAGGGCTTTTGAATGCAACCAGACCCGATAACGCCGGGGGCTGACCAGTAGATCGGATAACGATTGAGCATCAAATAAGGGGGAGAGGCGTCGCCCAGCGTGACCCCGTCGCCCAGCGTGACCCAGTTGCCCAGCGTGACCCCGTCGCCCAGCTTGACCCAGTTGCCTTTTGGGGACACAAACCACCCTTGTTCATTTTTCGCCCAAGTCTTGATTTCTTTTACTGTTAACATTCTTTTCCTTTCATATTAATTTCTCCATTCTCGATCCGGTTCACAGTTTCAACCACGGACGCCAATTCTTCGCAGGCCGCGTCGAAGTCCCGGTATGTCCACGCCGGGGGATTTTCGAACTTCGTCTGATCCCGCAGGCTTTTCCATGTTGCCGCCGCCAAAATGAGATTTCTGATATGCTTTTCAATTTCCATTGTTTTGATGCATTTGCCATCACACTTTTTTTCGTGGGGGCATACGCCGACCCATTCGCATTTTGCTTTGCTCGGTTGGTCGAAAGAGGTACTCATACCTTATTCCTTTCAACTTCTATTTTCCACACCCATTCGTTTTTCTCCCATGCTCCGGGGCCGTGAATATAATCCCAGAGACCCTGAAAACTGATTCGGCGTATTTTTTTATGGATATCGTCATCTCCATCCCAACCCTCTGATGCGAGAACGCTGTACCACGCCTCTGCACTATCAGGATTTTTAAAATCTATCGGGCATTCTTCGAAATGCTCACATTCCATTTCGCAGGCGTAATTAGTGTAGGAATTCGCAAGCGGGGCATGACACGTTTCGCAATAGGGTCGGCCGTCCCCCTCTGTGTTCCATCCGCCATCGAGTTCGAATTTATCCTCTGGATATTTCTTGCTTAATCGTCGGATTTCTTTTTCAGCACATTTCTTGCAGTACGAATACTGTTCTTCGGAATTTCCCTTTTCGGAGTGAATCCAATGTTCGGGTTTTATCTTGAACCGTCCGGCATATGGGGCGACTAAATCTTCGATGGTTTGCCGATTTAATCCCTCAGAGATAATATCTTCGTCCGTTATTTCCTGCACCCTCTCCACGCCGATCCCGGTAATCCTTGTCCTCGGCATTTGCGGCCGCATCCAGGTAGGCATAAAGCGGCCGGGGCGGTTCTTTCCAAATCCCTTAGGCTTCGGAAACTCCATAAAATGATTCCACATCAATACGCTGCGAGGAAGCCCGAGGGGCTTAAAGCTATCATATTCTTTGTCTACCGCCCAGGTCGATAATAGGCGGAGATAACCGCCGGGCTGACCGTAGGGGCACCGGAAATATCCGGACTGCTTTGTTATGTTCAGCCCATCTATAATAGACCATTGGTTCCAGTCCCGATATTTTCGCTCTTCTCTCGCCGTCGTATCAATCATTGTGGTTATTTTGCAGTCTGGCGACGGGGGTTGGATTTTCATCAGCCTTCTCGTCATCGTCTTTCGCCCTTCCATGTAGGCTTGGGCCATGGGCTCAGACATTGTGGCTACGTGTTCGGTGGTCATGATATTTCCTCCACTGTGATCGTCGCCCCTGGGGCGGTCGCAAATGTTTTATGGATATGTTCGTCAACAATTCGGGCGTCGTCAACCCAAACGATTTTAGTTAACGCATCTTCTGTTGATCGGGCGCATTTCAGGACGTCCGGAGCTTTAATGTGATAGCACCCCGTCATATACTCGTCTTTCACCAAACCAATTTTATTGTAATGATATTTTGGTCTTGGTAATCGGAAATAGAATTCGACTTTTAGCGGCCCGGTCATAAGGGGGTATCTCATACGCTTCATTTCTATGGCCCCGGCAATTGCTACAGAATTCTTCCAGTTTTTGTTATCGCAAGCATCGTAAATTATGACCCGATTTAAACCCTTGATGTACTTTCCATTTTTGCTGCCGCCTGGTTTTGGTACTCCGATTACCTCGAAGGTGATTTTCACTTCGACCTCCATTCTTCAAGTGCTTTTTTAAATTCTTCCTCGCTAATGTCGCCGCTCTGCCATAACTCCATAGCTTTCCAGATTGCTCCAATATTCTCGATTTGGCCTTCAACGACGCGAAGGTAGTCTTGAATTCCATTGTATAAATTTATGCTGGCGAGTGCTGCGTCCGGGGCGTTGCCTAAAACCCTAAGATCATCCGCTATTTTGGGAATAGATTCTTTGCGGTTAATGATCTGGCATTCATCAGCCCATCCGAGATAGTCGTAGCTTCCACCACTCATAATTCTTTCTCCGCTTCGGAAATGGCCTCAAAAATCTTCCTTGCTTCTGCGATTGAAATTGTTATATGGAAGGTATATTCGGGGTTCCAGGTTGGATCGGAAACATTACCACAGCGCTCGGAAATTTCTATCATCAAGGGAATTAAGGACTCGAATTTCTTGTTCTCTATCCGCTCGCGGGCAAGATCTTGTATTATAGTACACGCATTAGGTTTTGATCCTGTTGTCGAGATATAAATCTCAGGATTGGTGCTTGCGTCATCATAGATCGCGTATTCATCTTCCGTAAGCACGCTTTTTTCTTCTTCGGTTAGCATTCTCCGTCTTCTTTCTTTTCTTCTTCGTTATGCCCCATTTCAGGACAAACCCAAGATCCACCGGGTTTAAAAACTTCCGACCAGATCATTGTTTTTCCACAGGGGCAAGTTGGGGGAGTTTCTTTCTTTTCTTTCTGACAGTCGGGACAAGGAAAAGCACCACAGACATATAGTCCGGGAGTGACTTCTTTTGCGCAAACTTCTCCTGTTCCGTCGCATGTCCCGCAAATCTTTTTTGAGTCTTCCGAGGATGTTCCAGTAATAAGTCTCGATCCAGCCATGCGACCACCCAGGCTCGTATTTGACAGGTTAGTGCTTGGGATGGTTGATGCCGTTGCCTTTATGTCGGGATTTTTTTTCGGGGAATCGGGGTTTACGCTATCATGCCCCCGACAATCTTTTATCGGCCCATTGCATAATATGCAAAACTCTTCTTTCGCTGGATCACATTCATCCCAAATTTGCTGAATGTCACTTTTTGTAGGAGTTAATAGTGGGCTTTTTCCTTCTTTTATTACCCTGCATTTATCGCATCCTTCTTCTACAAATTTCGCTTTGGGAGGATTAATTCTTTCTCCGCAAACATCACAAATCTGGAAGGTGGCCGGAAGCTTTTCTTCTTTCGGGGTGGGGTGAAGAGCATTTAAAACAAGAACCGCCCGACACCACCCACAATTACTTCTACCTCCGCACTCTTCAGGATTTAAACAATAGCACTCCCCTTCATCAACCAGTGTTTGGAGGACATTCTCTAAATCTTTCATCTTCTCCATCAGGTCGTTACCGGTGGAAGAGGAAAGAGCGGCTATCATTTGATCTTTGATTTCATCAGCCTCTTTGGTTATTTTTGGCATTTCATAATAACTATAGGTGCGGCTAGATGGATACTTTTTATGCCAACCTACGAGACGCTGACCGATAAGCTTCAACCCTGACACTTCCGCCACAAGCTCTTGGATTCTCAATTTATACTGCGTCTCCGCGCACTCGCATGCTAACACTGTCGTGAGTTTATTTTGGTCCTCAGACTCTAATTCCTTGATCCGTTTATTCGCTGCGGCGAGGTCGGAAAGAGCATCAAAGACCATCTTTGCCCCACCAGGATAACATTCAGCCCCAAACCTATCAAACCATGTTTTGCATAGTTTGTATTCGTTGTGATACTTTTCCGGCAATCCTTCTGGTATTTTTTCGTCAGACATTTTTAATTCCTTTACAACAAAATTTATATTTCTTGCCAGACCCGCAGGGACAAAGAACATAAGGGTTAATCTCCTAATCTTTCTTGTACTTGATTTCTCCGACGAAATCTTTTCTCATGCTTTTTGGAATGGAATCTGGTTTTGTTTTCCCGTCCCAATAATATCCAGGACAATCCACATTGCATGTATGTAGTTCGCAGATGTGGTCACACGGTATTGAATGCCCACAACTTCGTTCGCCCCAACTCATTCCACCCTCTCCAATCTCCCGTTGACCAGGCGAAGGGGGAGGATTTGTCCGGGTTCAATTTCAATATCACCCCGCAAATAACGATAGTATTCATATGGAAGCTGCACCATTGGAGGTGTGCAGTTAGAACCGACCGGCCTCCACCCGCCATAGTTAGTAAGAACCGGTTTTGTGGCCTGCCAGAATTCCACCAAGTTAAAATTGTCTCTCGTTAGCCAGTAATTCATTATACCCCTCCTCCGTTCATCAAATGCCATTCGGCAATGCAAATCCAATCTTTTGCGACGGCAGGGGCGATTTCGAGAAGGCGATCCCATTTCCCTTTAGTCTGATATGTAGCCTGTTCTTTTGGGTCGGCGTGGCGAATCGGAAATATTTCTTCATACATTTTCTCCGCCACTCTTCGAATGTCCGCAGGTTTGGGTTTCACTTTTTTAGCCATGATTTTTCTCCAATCAATTCCTGAAACGCCGAATTATTGCCACTGGTTTGATCCAGCGGAGCTTCATGCCATGAATAGCCACATCGGATACATCGACGCACTAAGACTCCATGGGTGTACTCTGTGGTGGCGGTCCCGTCACATTTTGGGCACTTCGTTTTTTCGTTATACTTTTCCATGATTTTTCTCCTATAATTCCCCCCTCGCCTACGCCACAATCTTCCCATTATTAATGATCGAATTTACCATCCATTCGTATCCGCAAAACCCTTTTGAAAGTTTCCGAATTCCAGCCGCTTCTTGTGAGGTTACGACGGTGACGCTTACACATGCTCCCCATCCATCGCCAAACGAATAATGGTAATTTCCTTTCTTGGCGATTTCTTCGGCTTTCGAAACCTTCTTTTTGGGAAACGCTCGTATGATCGCATATAGTGTGCCTTCGCCACTCCATTTACCGTTCCATGATCCAGCATTCGGCATTGACAATTTAAAACACAACAACATAGATCACCGCCTTTCTAATTCCCCCCTCACCGATGAAGGCGAAAGGGGCCTTTCATAAAAAACTCAATTGCGTTCCATGTGCAAGGCGATATCTGGCCCAATGCTCCCCGCCTCGCCGTTCCTCGATTGTTTCGATCTGAACCCCAGATCTCTTAAGTTCTAAAATTCTCGGAGCAAGTCGGGTGCTTCCAATCTCTTCGGTGCATTCCTTTTGAGAAATACCGTTAGCGTTTGCTTGGAGATATTGGAGGATTCTTTCTTTTTTGGACATGGGAAGCTCCTATTTCGCTTGGAATTTCGCATAATCAGCCCCGACTCGTTTCCGCAGGATTTCCAGCGGTTCCCCGGAAAGCGTGTCGATATCAGTGACGCCGTAATTTGCCTTCAAGGATTTACTCATTTCCTTGACGAAGCCGGAAAGTTCCGCGCGGATCATGCCTTCGTCGGGGGCGTCGGCGACGGGTTCCGGGGCGGGTTCGGTCTTTTTCGCCACCCGATCCGCCAGACCTTCAACACCGGTCTTCGGTTGTTGGTCCGACGGAAGATCAAAGTACGCGGACCGGTCAGCCATGTTGTCGCGTATTGCCTGGAATACCTTCCGAAGTTGGATAAGCTCGGCTTCGGTGATGATATCCGTTTTGTGACGTAGGCGGGTTTCGACCATTTCCTTGGTTACGCCGATTTCCGAAAACGCAGAAATCATCTTTCGGATACGGTCGCCGATAGGTTCTGAATTGTCGGACTTTAGTGTGTCCTCGCACTGTACCAGGGCTGCTTCGACGATATCGCCGGGAATGACTCCAAGAATGCAGGCCCTCATCCGCCTTGCGCCCTGATTGGCTGTCATTTCATATACGTCTCGGGGATCATCCAGCGGAACGTTGATCTTTACTTTTTTCCCGCCCTGCCAAACATTTTTCGATCTGAAATGTTGAACAGAAAAGATTTTGGTTTGGCGGGTATTTGTCTCCAAATCCCACGCATACGCCATCATCGTACTTTCGCCGTTCTTTTGCTCAAGCTCCACGGTTCCAAAGTCGATGTTTCCCCAGTCTCGGGCGAGTTCTTCCGCCAGCCGGATCGACGGGCCGGTCACGGTCTGGTCGCCTCTCGGGTAGGAGTACATCGATTGTTCCGCCAACAGCTTTCGCGTACACGCCTTCATGATTCTCATGTAAGCTTTGTCGGTGTCGCGGGGGAAGTTCTTTGCGACTACCATAGCCGCCTGAACCTCCTGTGCCGCCCTAGTTGACGCGACCTCGATCATGCCCTTGTTGGTGGGCCTCGCAAGGTCGCCTTGATTGCCGTCTACTTTTGTGATTTCCGTAATCATTTCACTTTCCTTTCTTTTCTCGTAAAACTCTAAAACTTGTCATAGGTATGAGGCGATCCGCCTCTTTGGAAACTTCTGGATGATTTGCCTGAATATAATCCCAAGCCGATTTCTGCGATCCCTTGCGGGATTGTTCGTAGAATGTGACTTTAACTTTCCCGTCAACCTCTCCAGCCTCGGCGTCACCCAAAGACAGAAGAAGTGCCTTCTTTGCGGCATCCGCCTCCGCTTCGGCGACTTCCGCCGCCTTTTTGGTGTCCTCCCACGCCGTGAAAAGATTGGGCGGAATGCTTATAATCTTCTTGGGTTCCCGCTTCATCAGCTTGATCGTCTCGATACTTGGCGATATGTCCGGGGGGCAGATGTCCCTTTTGACGTAATCCCAAAATTCAAGGGCCTTCTCTTTAATGGCCTCGATTACTCGCTCGTTTCTCCGGACTTCGTAAATGAATTTTCCGCGACCTCCGATCCAGGCGGGTACAAAGCATACTTCCGCCCCAGTGACGGCAAGATGTACGGTGCATTGGGCGATATAATAATCTGGTATCTGGTCCGTTCCGTCCTCTCCCCACTCGCCGACAACAGGGCCGTTTATCCCCGTAGTTTTCCCCTCTACCGGCTCCGCGCCGTTTATTCGTTGTGCGTCAAGATTGCTTTCAATGATCGGGCAGTCGGGCCATGGAATGGTAATGTTTCGGCGCAACTGGCCGAGTTTTTCTTCGGCGTAGTCAAGGACAAGGTCTTCAAGTTTATTTCCATCGTTCGCGGCTTCGCTTGATGGGCTTGCGTTAAGACGTCCAGTCTTCTCCACCCACAAGTCCGCTGCATTACGCCAAGGGTTGATACCAAGGATGGAGGATATGTCGGACGATCCTATGTGTGATTTTCTTCTTTCGAGTTGTTCGGGTGTTATCGGCATGGTTTACCCTTTCAAATTGTTTCGGCTTGAGAGATGGCGGCTTCTGCCTGTTGAAAAACTTCAACAGCGCGGCCGTAACCTTCGTCACCGAATTCCGGCCAAGTGAAATTCTTTACGCAATTTCTAAGGGCTTCCAAAAGTGCGTCATGGGAATTGACGGCACGGACGATGAATTCGCCGTTGGCTTCCGGGTCTCCATCATATTTGTCTCCCCAGTTTTCTTTTTCGGGATTGACATAAGCGATGTCGCTTGCGTCCGATGTTCGGTCCGAAGAGTCCGTGATTGTGAATCCGCCCTCTTTGTCTAACTTCCAAGGTGTTGGTGTATGTTTCATTTTCCAGATCCTCCTTCTAGGCCAAAACGTCCGTGTGTCGGCCTAGTTTATTGTTTCCCGCGGTATCCTCCACGGCGTGAAAATCGCAGGTGATTTTATACGTCACCGGCTTTATCGGTTTGGTTTCTTCGGTAATGAGCCAAACCTTATTCGACTTAAGCATTTTGTTGATTTCATCGTTGATCTCCGCGATTTTGACACAGAGAAAGAGAAATCCTCCGGCCGCCAGAATTATTACTACGATTAGAAAATTTATCATGGGTTCCCTTTCAGATATCAAGTCCGCTCTTCTACAAATCCGAGCAACACTTCGGAATTTGTTTTTAGCCGCTCCAAGCCTGTCTTGGCTTCGTTGAAGGCTTTAATTATTTTGTACGCAGATTCGTACATTGTTCCGATTTCAAGTTTTGTGCCATTGGTAATGCTTCCCGTATTCACATCTCCAATCTTTGAATAACCGGACGAGCTTCCACATAATTTTGCGAGCTCATCTCTTTCAATTGAAATAATAAACCCATATTCTGTTCTTCCTAAGGCTTCCATTTTTCTCCCTTTCAAAAAACCACCCATCCGGGCCGACAGGCTACATACCTATCATTTCAAACGGATAACTATTTGTTACCCGGATGGATGGAGCCAATAAAGGCGGTGACAGGACTCGAACCTGCGACCTTGTCGTATAGGCATTACTTGTACGGCATTCTCTACCAACTGAGCTACACCGCCGTAGGCCAACCAAAGGGAATTTCGTGCCATGACGACATAACTGGACAAACGCCATTAAGTCCGTCGTATTCCCTTCCATGATGGGTTGGTTGGTTATTAAGTTTTCAAAACAATCCCCACCCCTTCGGATGGGGATTATGCAATTCTTAGGCGTTTGCGCCGCGGACCAGGTCAAAGATTTTTATATGCTTGCATGTTTACGTTCATGTTCGGTGGTCGCATATCTATCACCTCCTCTCGCTTGCTGTTATAAAAGTTTTCAACACCACATTCTCAAAGTCTCCCGATGAAGGTGGGTTCACCGGGAGAGGGAGGAAGTTAGGAAGATTGAGGCAAAATCTGTATGTTCAAATCAACCAACTGAAAGTCGGTTAGCCTTGATCCTACGCAATTATTCACGTACCCATCTGGAACGCAAAACGCCGGACACTGAAATTTGAACCCATCTTCCCTGACGTGGCTGTCCATTTTTATCATCAGGGAGCCACAATAGATAAAAGCTTGTCCGACGGGCATCTTAGAGAACTCAAGGCTACATGGGATTCTTTTGTCTTCAACTTTAATCATCTTTTTTCCTTTCAAAAACATTGACCAGTAAATTTAACGTTTGTTTCGGGTTCGTGAGTATTCCTTTTTTCTTCCATCAGGATCTTATAGGCCGCTTTCGCCAATGGTCCCTTGATAAATTCTTCTATTGAGTCGTGCCGATCCCGGAGAATGTTTTCAGCAAATTGTTCAAGGGTGTATTCGTTTCGCTCGAACTCTTTACCGTAGAATTCCACTAACTTCTCCGCGAGAATAGCCATATGATCGATGTCGGCGTGAAGGATGGCGATAGCGGTATCGTATGTTTTAGTGCATGGGTCGATATGGGGAAGCATCCTATTTATCATCATGCCCATCGCCCTTGCATGTTCAAGGGCTGTCAGCGTTTTTATTTTTTGTGTTTGGTTCATTTCTGAAATTCCAATTTAAAGGCTTTATCCGCCACGATGATTTTCTTTTCAGAGGGCTTAATAATTACAGATTGATCTCTTTGTAAGGCTCTGGAATTCCCCCGCATTTCGGCTCTGGAATTCTCCCGCATTACGGCTCTGGAATTCCCCCACATTACGGCTCTGGAATTCTCCCACATTTCGGCACTGGAATTCTCCCACATTACGGCTCTGGAATTCCCCCGCATTTCGGCTCTGGAATTCTCCCGCATTACGGCTCTGGAATTCCCCCACATTACGGCTCTGGAATTCTCCCACATTTCGGCACTGGAATTCTCCCACATTACGGCTCTGGAATTCTCCCGCATTTCGGCTCTGGAATTCTCCCGCATTACGGCTCTGGAATTCCCCCGCATTTCGGCTCTGGAATTCTCCCACATTACGGCTCTGGAATTCCCCCGCATTTCGGCTCTGGAATTCCCCCGCATTTCGGCTCTGGAATTCTCCCGCATTACGGCTCTGGACGATCCCAGAAGAATCAAGCCTTTTGAGTTTTTAACCCAAATCCGCTGATCTTTTCGCTCCCCCACCTCCTCGATGTTGACAATAAACCGCTTCTTCCAGAATTCCTTGATATGATGCTTCATGAGGGATTCCGCTTCGGCAGGATCGAACCATTTTGGAAGCAAGTCTTGATCAACTTTCAGCTTCCAATTTTTAATGGTGTGATTGAAAACATTCACATCCGCCGGAAGAAGTTCGAGGCGGACAAATTTGGGCTGACTGGTCGTGTCGTTAAGATTGAATTCGCCCTTAAATTTCTTGATGATGTCCTCGTGAGAGTCCAAATCAAGATCGTACAGAAGCTTGTCTTTTACCATGATTGCACTGAAGAAGTTACACATATTTTTCCTTTCATATTTATTGCACCGTCCCGCGATGAGGCGGAACGGCACGATGGTTTATTCATTTCGGGCGATTGCGGCATTGGCCCACATGATCGCATCTTCAAGGTTGGTGATCGCCAGTGATAGTTCTCTTGATCTCGGACAATGGCCGTGCATCAAAACGGCCAACTTCTTCGCTGTTCCCCTTAACAGGGTGTACCGTTCGGGCTGGCCCGGCTTCGGGGCGTGATACGTAAAGTTGTTGTCCAGCTTTTTGCCCTCCTCTGCCGTGATTGGATAGGTGCAAGGAATTTCCAGGCCGCCGCTGCGCGATTCCATTTTTTCTTCTGGCATGTGCAATCCTTTCCGTGTCTGTGACACAAATTATTTAATGCGACGGCCTCGGTGTCCCGAAACCGCCACTCTCCCTAAAATTAGTAGTCGGCGGGTAGGGTTCGAACCTGCAACGTTCACAACTGATTCTGTTCCCGTTTTAGCCCTTGCTGTTAACGCAATATTGCCGCCGCCGACTATTTAGTTTTCAAAAGCTCCCGGCAGGCTTCGATACCTGCAATATGAATTCGACTTCTACACAGAACTCTATATCTGAAACGAAGTCACCCGTCATATCCGGACCCTCAAAGGCTCTGGGTTTTGGTATGCCAGTGGGCCGGTCATTAATGGGTTTCCCTCCCAATTCCTTAATAGGCTCTCACCTATGATGACCTTTTTCGCCTTGTGTTTACTTTCACCACGGGAGCTATTTAGTTTTAAAAAAAGCCAGCAGGTTGCCATCCCCTATCGGTTTCTGCGTTAACACCGCAGTTCGGACCACCCTGGCTCCTGTAGTCCCTGGCGGTCATGCTCCGCCGTTACCGATGCTGACTATTTGGTTTTCAATCCCATCCTCTTAAGGGGTTCCGCCGGGGGGAAGTCGGCGGGAATCCGCGTAGGAAACCCCTCGGGAGAAGGGTATGAGGATCGATAATTCTTCATAAAAGCTCCCGATTTTAATGTATACTGCTATTTAACCAGTCTTTTCGTTCGTAAAGCACTACTTAACCGGTAACTGTCATTCCCTGTACTTTATGATATGTGTGCAACATAATATCTATTATAGGACCCTAAAGGGAAAATTTCAAAACGCTATTTATTAATCAAGTCTGCCATTGTTTTGTAAAGTTCGGGATGGCAAACACGGTGAATTTCCATAGGGTCAAGCTTAAGAACCTCGGCGATCCTTGGGACTCGCTTTGGGTCGGGCTTATGCCATCCATGAAGCCAACGACTAAATATAGCACGATCGATCCCAATTTCAAAAGCGAGTTCTCCAAGAGACTTCCCTGTCTGGCTGACTCCCCTTTCGAAGAGTTCGGCCTGAACCTCGTCTTTCGTTCGCTTCTTACTCCATTTATGTACTGCATATGTTCTACTCATGATTTGCCTAATGTACAACGGGGCCAATAATAACGCAAGAACAAAATAAAAAAAATATTCTATTATCGGGCTTTGCCTGTTTCGTGGTCCTATAATGATAGGAAATGGCAATTCTGTAAATAGGAGAAAATAAGATTTTAAAAGATTTTTGGAGAAATATTTTGACCAAATAGGATTTTCCGGTTGAAATATTCTTTCGGTTTGCTTATAATCTTCTATTGGTCTTAATAGTCCTACGTTTTAAAGGGAGAATATCATGAAGAAAATCAAACTGGCCTTTGTCGCTTTACTTTTTATTGCTGGTTGCGGGGTTTCGCCAACAACTCCATCAGGCTTCAATCCTGGCATCTACAAAGGAACAGTGGGTGTGACAACAATTACATCGGTTCCAAGTAGACCAGATATTGCCCCAGTGAACGACACCATGTCTTGCCCAATGAACATTACGGTAGACAATTCAGGGCGCATCGTGTGGATGGGCGTTGTGGTTGAAAATGGAGCGAAAATACACGATGGAACGTCAGGAACCTTGGCGAACATAACGGTCACGTCATGCAATGAAAATTCATCTGGCATTTCCGTAACATTCTCGATTACCATTGGAATAACATTTCCAAATGGGTCATCCATTACCGAGGGTGGCTCCGGAATAGCGAGCTTTCAATTTAAAGACGGCGGAGTCGTCTCCGGAGGGATTACCTTCTACGAATCCTTTTTGGTAGCCGACAGCCAAAACAATATTATGCAATCGCAGACACAGCAGGGATTTCTTTCGCCGTAATTATCGCGGATCATTCATTTTAAGCAGCTTCTGTGTATTGTACCCGCTCGTAGTTCGTCCCGTTTTTCATTGAGCGGCACGTAGCAATTTCAGCAGATCCTTTGGGTCTCGGTTGAAAAAACGAAGCTCCTCTTCGGCAAGTTTCCGCTTTTCTTCCCATTCCTTGACCTGTTTCTGTTGATGGGCAAGCTTCTCGCCGGGGGTCCGGGTTGGTCGATGAGCGGTATAGGCTCGGATATAGGCGACGATGTCTTTGTCTTGAGGGGCAAGGCGGATACGCTCAATCCTTCTGGCCCTGTCTATTGCATTGCCTATGGCATCTTTCTTGTCATCGTCGGACATGTCTCGGTATTCATCCGATTCGAACACTTTTTTTGCCATTATCTGGGCGCGTTCCCCGGAATTCTTTGTAAGATTATCGTATTCCTTCGGGGTTAGCTTCCTCTTCTTCCCGTCAACTTCAATAGTTTCCGCTGGTGCGGTCTTGGCAATATCAAGCCTATTCATTTCAAGATCAAGAGGATCGTTTTTGGCTTCCGAAACATTCACTGGAGAAAACATCCTGGATAGTGTCCCGCCGGGCCGTTCCGATTCTTTTCCCCATACGGTTCGCTCTGGGTATAGAGTATCAGACACGCCGGGAATGCGGGAAACAACCATATCGAGCGGGCTGTTTGTCTTCCTGAATTTATCATCCAACGCCCTTGCGGCAACGGCTACACCAGACGGGATTATGGACCCCGCCAAGGATTTTGTCAGCTTCTTGGCGCTGTAGGGATCGCCGGTCAGAAACCCAAGGGTGTCCCGGACGCTCTGTAAATAGGTTTTAGATGAAACGTTTTTGGCAACCGAATTCATCATATTCAAGGCCATTTCAGGTAATGATTTATCGTCTGCCTTATCCATCATGTCGGAGAAATCTGCCGCCATACCCAAGATTGATCCAACAGGCTCAAGCCGGTCAAATCCATAATATTTACCATTGATCTTCATGGAGTATGGCTGCCATCCGACTTGATATAGTGCCTGCCTGTGGGCTTCGTCTTTTGGTCCACCCCCAGTTATCAATCCTTCGCGGGCCAACATGACTGTTGCAATACCAATCATTGATCCGACAACGGGCTTGGCTAATTCTTCGGAAAGCTTCTCTCCCGGCAGGTCCCCCTTGATTGCCTTATAGATCACTCGCCCGTAATTCATCGGAGTCATTTCCATGCTTCGTTTTGCGACATTTCCCGGCGTTTGGGTAAATGGGACCAGAATACGAAGGGTTTCGGCAATCCCCCTTGTAGCTCCTGTCTTCCCGTGCGGGTCCTTCATCCGCTGAATAGCCTTCCCAAAATACCCCAAGGGATTATTGAAGGTTTGCGTCAAAGCGATCTCTCCGGCCTTGGCTGAAATATCATCCGGGATATCTTGTAAGATTTTCCTCATGTTTTCGGAAACATTTCCCCCCATTGATCTCGCCTTGCGATAAGCTAATTCATGGATCGCGGTATAATAGGAAACGGACTGGGCGAATTCATCCTGAGCCTTTAATATTCTGAATGACAACCGGATTTGTTTTCCGCCAACTGCGTATTCCTTTCCATCAATCTTGATGTACCAATCTCCGATAGCGGGAGTTCGGGAACCCTCAACCTTATTTCCCGAAAAGGAGTGAGTTTTCTTTTCGTAGATCGTAAATTCTTTCCCAAACAATTTAATCTTGTCGCCCGGAATGACTGGCTTTTCTGTCTGGAAAGATTTAATCCCGGCCAGCACCCCCTGCTTGGCCCCTTCCCATGATCCAATAACGGCTTCTGGTATTTCCCGGAAGAAGATAGCCCGCTTACGCCTGCCTATTATGCTTGCTGGAACCTCAATGGCGGCTTCTGCCGTCTTCCCAAGGGACACCCGGGTCAAATGGAAAAGGGTGTTCGATACCGGATTTACAACCAGGGCCTTGCCTGTCAAGATGGATGCAAGCCAGGCTTCATGTATTTTGTCCATCGTGGTTGCCTTGCGAGCCTTATTGAGATATCCGTCAATAATGGTATCGGGTTGGCCTTCCAAATCCCTGAGATTTTCAGCGATTTTGGTCAGGCGGTCCCTTTCGCCAGCATCATCCAAAATGGTTTCTGTTTTCTTTGCGTTTTCAATAAGAGCGTCAAATGCCTTTTCGTCTTTTGTCGTATTCCTATTGACTTTTTTCAGGTAATTTAACGCTCTTCCAATCTCGGTTCGCGTCCCGGAAACATTGGCCTGCAATACACCTGCGTCTGCAAGCTCTTTAGCATATGCCATTAAGTCTTCATTCGAGTTGGTTTCCAGATATTTGGCGGCCAACTCTTTCGTTTTGTTTCGTGTGCGTTCGTACTGCCAGGCCACCCCCTGCATTTCTCCGGTGTTAAGGGCTGTTCCAGCCTTAATTTTCATAGCCTTTTCTTTGCTTATTCCGAGAACCTTTGCCGCCTCTTCGGACTGATCCCATGTTCGAGTCTCACGCCTTTGTGCGTCGATGGCCTCCTTGTTGTTGGCGTAGACATCCAATGCGAACTTCTTAAACTCCGTTTCTGGATATTTTGTCAGATTAATCGATCCCGCATACTTCGGCATCGGCTTATTCGGATCATGCCCCAATTCTGGCCCAAGGTTGTCAATGTAATGCCGAACAGATTTCTGGTAAAGATCATCAAGATCGATGCTTTTGACCTTATCGCCCAGAACCTTGGTCATCTCGATGGACCAATCAGCGAATTTCACAGCGCCCTTGGCCACACGGAGCGCCCCTGACTTGACCAACTTGGCTATGATTTCTGCCGGGAGTTCCACCATCCCGGCAGGTTTGCCGTCCTGAACCGCCTTGAATACTGCAGGGGACTTCGATAAGGTATCGGCTAATTCCTGATCGGCGGTCGCAATGGCATCCTCCAGGCGACTTACAGCCCTCTTCAATAATCCCTTGGATGGTTCGGACTTCACCGGCTCCGGGGGTGGGCCTTCCATCCCGGCCTTGATTTCTCGGTCCAACATCGAAATCCTGAACTGCGCCCCGTCCAACTGCGACTCGAATCGTTTCCTCGATGCACCCTTAAGTGTCTTTAATTTATCATTGCTCTCCTGGATAATCTGCTGAAGCGCCGCCCGTTCCTCGACCAGCGGCTTCACATGCTCTGGTATCTCCGGCGCAGCCCTGGTGACCGGTTCAGCCTTGACGGCATCCTGGGCCACCGGGGCCTTGCCAGAGGGGTTCCGTGTGACGATCTCGGGGGGCTTCGTCTCCAAGGCTGTCTCCGGGGGTAATGCATTCCCTGGGGCCTTTATGGAAGCCTCAGGACCTTTAATAGTTGGAGCCGGGATCACCTCGCCAGATGAAGGAGGAGCATCTGACGGCCCGTTGGGTGTGCCCGGCTCCGGGTTGTCCCACTTTTCCTTTAAACCCTGCACGATAGACTGCCGAGTTCCCTTTGATTTTACCCCGAATTCCTTGGCAAGGGCTTGAAGTTCGGAATACGTGTACTGGTCAAGCTCCTGTCCGGTCAAGCCTCTTGGGGATTCGGGCTCGGTTATTCCCTTGGCTGCTTTGATATCCCGGATCAGACCCTCTCGAGTTCCTTTGGACTTGATACCGAGTTCCTGAGCCATGGCCTGAAGTTCCGTGAAATGCATGGTATCGAAGTTCGGGGCCTCGGGGGTCGGGAGGTCGGCGTGAATTACGCCATCAGGACCGGCCGCATTGGGTATCTCCGGTTTCGGTTCCGTCAGGGGAACCCTGGCCTCGGGGGAAGTCATGTATTCCTTCAGGCCGGCAGAGAACGTCGATCGGTCTTTTTCGTTCAACCGGGCCGTCTTCCCGAATACCCCCTCAAGGTCAGACCGGGATGGATTTTCGATACCTGCCAGCTTACGGGCCAAGCCCGGGTTATCCTCTGCAAATTTGGCAATGCCTTGGGGTGTGAATAAGTAATTCTTGGAAATCTTCTGGATCGCAGACCTTGCCGCCTGTATCCCGGAAACTCCCGCCTCCATACCGCCGCCCAGGGCCGCAGCTACCGGGACATTCGCAAGGCCCTCTACCAGGGCATCGGCTTCCCGCCCAGGTTCCCTGGTCGCCTGTATGGGGGCCTGAGCCGCCTGAAAGGTGGCGCCCTCTCCCATACCCCGGAGAACCTTGGTTCCGAGAGATTTAACTTCGGCCTTGGTCAGATCCTTGAATAGCCCCGCCGCTCTCATTCCTACGAGGTTCGACGGGTCCGCGATCATCGGGATCAATCCCGCGACCTGTTTGCTCAGCCAGTCGGCACCCTGGGATTCCTGTCCAAGCTCCTCGATCTTCTTGTTTTGCTCTTCAATACCGCGTTCATAGGCGGTGGATGGACGGCCGACATTAGGCACGGGTTCGGGTTCCGGGGGCGCATCTGATCCTTTTGCCATCGGATTTATCAGATCGAGAAGGCTGCCCGACTTCGGGATAAGTCCGCCGAGGTCCGACAGGGAGATTGGGGCCTGGGGGGTTCTCGCCAAGAGGGGTTGTTCGGGGGTGTCTGATATGCCATACCCGCTCAGGAATTCCGCGGTGTTCTTTAAAACCTCAGTCCCGGTCTTCTTCGCCAATGCCTTGTAGGGGGATTCTTCTTCCCATGATCCGCCAGAACCGCTATAATTTGGCTTCACCCCTTCAGGCTCCATGGTGGCGAATTGAACAAAAGGCATCGGCTTGGTCGCGGTATCGCCAGTGATCTCATCGGGGTCCATTACTGCAAATTCGGCGAAGGACGTCATTGGGTTTGGCCCTCTGGCTGTGCCACAACCTGACCAAGCTGTATAACCTGCTGGATCAACGACTGCCGCTCCTGTTCAAACTGATCTTTCGTTATCTTGCCTGCTTTTAGCTGTTGGAGCAATTGGGTTTGAGAGTTGGCAATTTCGGCCTGAACCTGTGGGGGCAATTTCGGCATTATCATATCTGCCGTCAACCCAAGCTTCGCCTGACTCAATTTATTCGCCGTCTGATCCAATGCCTGGAACTGCCCGCTCAAGCCTTGGAGTCCGGCCATAGCTTGATCTTGTGCGTCCTTGCTGTATATCCCCTTCGGAGCATAGGCGATCTTTTGAAGCTCAAGGGCCTTTTGTGTGAATCCATGGCGTTGAACCTGCGTGGCCTGTAATTGCTGGTCGATAGCAGCCATCGGATCAATCTGGGGTTGCGAAGGCTGTCCGGGCTGCCCTTGATCCGGGATCATTCCACCAATTCTGTCCGCTCCGATTGCTCCGCCCAACGCGGTTCTCGGATCGGGACTTCCAGAAGGCGGGGACATTCCGGTAGTACCCGTGCTTCCAGAATCTGGCGTGGGAGACCAACCCATAGCCTGGCTTTGCATAATTCTTGCTTCATTTACGTTATAGGTTTCGTTGGTATCCGATCCGGGCTTTTTTGTTCGCATCCATTTTGATACTCCATCGGTGTATTGCTTAATCCGCGGGTCAGGCTTTTCGGAAGCCTGCTTTGCTGCCGGTATATGTTTAATGCCTCCATTTGGCTCCATGATGTATTGTGATCCATCCGGATTTGTCACAACGCTCTGATCGATCCGATCTTGAAGGCTTTGCATCGGTTGTCTGAGAGAATCCATTCGGCTACTAAGATCGGAAAGAACTTGTTCCTTCTGATCATCCATAATCCCATTCGAAGCCTTAACCGCCCTCATTTGGCCATAAAGGTTTTTGTATTCTTCGAGATTTTCAGGAGCCACACCCAATTGAACAGCTTCTTTTCGTTTAAAGTTCGTTTCGTCTCTTTGCGTAATCCAATCCCGCTGTTCTTGCTCTGCGATCTTTCGATCCTGGCGAGTCGCATCCCATCTGAGATCCTCTCTCTTTTGGTCTTGCCCGTGCTGGTATCCCTGATATATGGTTTGGCCGAGGCCCATAATCATTTGAAGCATTCTGTCATTCTGTGCTTGTTGCTGAGCGGCCAGACGATCCTTACGTTCCTGGTCCAGCCTTTGGGCCTCATTCCAAGAATTGGTAGCCGCCGATAACCCTCCACCCAGTCCGGTGATTAAGGGGTTGACATCATGTCTTACAACTATACTCATTTTATTCCTTATTTCTTCGGATACAATGCTCCGCCAATTCCGCCGATAAGAGCACCCGGGATAGCCCCAACTCCCATATCCATCAAACCCATTGTGGCTCCAGTCAGGGCGCCTGCACCCGCGCCTACTCCGGCGCCGCCCCAATTAAAAAGCCCACCGCTTTTCTGCTGTTGAGGCGGATTAGCGATTTGGTATAAAGAGTTCGAAAGACCACTGAATGCCTGGTTTAATCCATTCCAGTTCGCGGACAAATCCGGATACTGGTCCTCTCTGGCTTGTATCCATCCAAGTCTTCGGTTCTGATCGGAATTAGCTTGAGTGTTTGCGGCCTGGGTGAGGTTAGACCATGTATCATTTTTCGCCGTATTCATATTCGAGAGCATTTCCAGCCGATTTCCGCCTATCTGCTGATTGGCGTTAACTTGGTTTTGGCCCAAACTATTTAACGTCGAAGCCTTATTTGATCCAAGGGCATCAAGGACGCCTTGCTGTGTTCCCCCCCAAGCCTGATCGACATTTCCCTGTTGTGTCCGAAGTAAGGCATTTGCATCAAGCTGGTCTTTGGTGAGACCGGAAAGAGTACCCGCCTTCTGTGTCCGCAATGCCTCGTCCAATCGGGCAAGGTCCGCATTGGTGTCCCTGGTGATCCCTGAGTTCATATTCGATAGCAGGGTCGATCCGGTTAGGCCGCGATCAAGCATTTGATTGGTGCTATTCCCGGCGGTATTTTTCCAGGATTGATTGATATCCTTGGCTTGCTGTGCCCCCATGTTTTCCAGAAGGCCCATGACGTCGGACGTCCGCTTGCCGTAGGCCGCATCTTGGGTATTATAAAGATTGTTATACCAGTCGGTTGATTTCTGGCGTTCCGATCCATACCGGCTATTGATATCGCCAGACAACTGATCGTAATTGCTATTCACATCGGATTTCAATCCGCTGTAATCGGATTTTGTTTGCCCAAGAAGATCCTGAAACATCTTGTCCGTGGCTGAAATGTTTTCATCGTACTTCGCCTGGCTTTTATCGATAAATCCGGGGGTTCCAGGAATAGTTGTGGTCTGGCCTCCGGTTGTGGTGTTGGTGTACGATGGAGTGCCATTATAAAAAGCCTGATTCTTGAGGTCGTACTCATCCATTAAGCCAAGACCCTGATTGTACCTCTCTAAATTTGCGGCCTTTGCTTCCTCCTGTTGCTTGGTCCCCTCTGCAAGGCCCCAAATATTCGTTCCGACGCTCAACAATCCAGGAAGTAGAGAAGCCAAACTCAACATGCTCATATAATTCCCTTTCTAATTCGGGTAATATCCAAAAATGTCAATCGTTGCCGTAGCCGCCGCCGTCGATCCGGTGGTTGCCTTCATTCCGAGAACATCATCCGTGGCCAGGAGAACACCATAAGCCACCGGGATTACCTTAAAGCTTTTAGCGATAGTCGTCATTCCCGCCAGGGTAACTCCCGTCAACAAAGAGTCTGCATTTGACCCGGAACCAAAACTGTAGCTCGTTCCGCCAGTCAATGACGCACTCGGATCGCGAACAACAATATGGGTAACGACGACGTTCTTTGGCGGCGTAAAGAAATCAATCTTCGCCCCGGATTGCATATTCACGCCGGTTTCCGTGTACAGAATTTGTTGAACATTCGCATCGATACCCAGTTTTATCATCTGGATAGACCGACGAATTTCCAAAGGGCTATTTTCGTTCGGGATTGGAATAATCAGAGTCATGGCCGCCTCGACTTTCCAAGGCCCTCGAATTGAGCCATGATATCCTCGATAACCCAAAGCCGATGACTTAACCCCTTCACCTTCAAAACCATGTATCTACCTCTCACCCTTGGCCGTACCGAGTAATTCTGCCCGGCTATCCACGTTCCGGTAATAAACGGAGTTGTTCCAAGGATTGCCGCATCAGCGGCCCCCTGGCCGGTTTCGTTGACATAAACCTCCCAAGTCAGGGGATTGCTGTCCAGCCCCAGAGTTCCGATCAATTCCAAGAGAAGACCGTCCGTCACCTGATCCGCAAGAAGGATCGGACCGTACAGGGCGTAGGACTCAAAATTAACGCTATCGTCAGTTTCCTGTGTGTTTGAATATTGCCTGATATATCCGTCGCGGCATCCGAATATCACACTCTTTAGGTTTTGATCCGATGATTGATTTATCAAGATCGACGTGGAGTGATGGCTAACATTATGCAATACCGGCCAAAACGAAGCGGTTCCCCAGTCCATCCAATACTGATACGCCGTATCCAAAAATGAAATCGGGATAACAAAAATGTGAACACCCCTGTCATTACTGTCATACTGCATAACTATTCGGTATCGGTTCAGGTCGATCCCTTGAAGGTCGCGTGGAAGTTGTTCGCGGGAAACACTGGTCGGGACCGATCCAGAGCCTACCGCCAAAGAGTACACCCCATCATGCGAAAGGAAAACAATTTCCCCGGACGGCCCATAGCACCAGGCCCCGCCGTCGATAATTCCGACGACATAACTGACATTGTCCATGCGCCCCCCGGACCGAGGATCACCCCTCAAAATCCATAGCGACCGTTCGCACCCGAATATCAGGTAATCGTCACTAAATGGGGCCAGGGCGGTGATCGGCTGGCCTATCGATCCGGTATCGGTGGCATTTCCGGCGACGGCTCCTGCGGAGTCCTGCTGGCTGTAATCCCAATCCAGCGGATCTCCAATTCGGGACATATACCAAAGTTGCGGGGCATATCGATCCCCAGCCAAAACCAGACGATCCCGATACTTGCAGAGAAGCGTACACCCTACCGGAACAGTTCCATATCCTGCCGTCGCCGTCCAATAGCCAACAACGTCAAGCTTGGGGTCATAATACTTAGGACCTGCGATAACACGATAAGAACAGGAATGATCGCCCCCGGGCGTCACTACAGCCCCGGACAAGACCAAATACCCGGCAGAAATAGAACTTATTTCGTAAACTCCATCTACCGTTCCATCATCGGAATCATAAATGAAGCATACCTGATTGTAAGGGTCGATGGCCAGGGTAGTCCAATCCCCGCCGGCCGCACAAGAAAGTTGCCTGGTATTGGTATTAAAAGTCCCGTCAGTTCCCGGAAATCCTGTAACGTCCGTACCAGTTTTCGCGTCCTCATAATCAGCCATATAAAGTTTCTGATAATACTCTGTGGACTGAATAAATCGGGTGGAGGTATTGCAGTAGATATTTGCGGTAATGGCGGTCAATGCCCCCGGCGATTTATCGGCGTACAGGGTATTTCCCGCCCCGGCGATATTGTAGGTTTTTCGGATATTTGGGTTTGTCATAAACTCCCCGTCACAGATACCGTCCATCCCTTACTTCGAAGATTGGTAACTACTGTTAAATCTGACGGCGCTTGATTTTCGCCCGCATCGCCTTGCAAATTTACAGTACACGACGGCAGGTTTCCCGCATTAGCTTCTCTCCATAATTGCTCTGTGGCTAATTTAGAGAGAGTTATATCAATTTGAGCGGTCGGTATTACGTTATGACTCATATCGAAATGTGTCATTGCGTGATTGCTGTTCATCCCCACCGGACCATAGGAATACAGATTGCTTGCCGCATAATACTCTTTGATTTTGGTCGCGTACAGAAGCGAGGGTCCATACCCGGCAAACTGATTGCGGGAAACATCTATATATTCAAGGTCTGTGAGTAAACCGTAATCGGTTGCAGTAGAATTAAAGGTATTGTCGGAAATATAAAATTCCTTTAGTTTAGTGCAGGCCGAAAAGTCTGGCAATGTCCCAGAAAATGAATTGGCATGACTGTAGAATTTTTCCAGTTTCGTACACGTAGCAAACGATGGCAGTGTGCTGGAAAACTGATTTGTTCCGCAATTAAACGTAACCAAATTGGTGCACGCCGAAAATGCCGGAAGGGTTCCGGTAAAGGCATTCGAGGCACAATAAAACGTAACCAATTTCGTATTTGCAGAAAACGACGGAAGGGTTCCCGACAGCGAATTACTATGAAACTCCAAGTCGGTTAATTCAGTCAAGGCGGCAAACGAAGGAAGCGTTCCAGTAAGGTGGCACGAAGCCATAGTCAACCCAGTAACCCCAAGCCAACCGTCAAAAGTTATAAACTTCGCCGTATTCGCCCCAGCAACCATCGGAACCGTGAAGGACTTGGCGGAATAGGGCTGGCCCGGAACATAAGTTGAGAAAATCAAGGAGATATTGCCACCGGTTTTCGTAAATACCGGGACAAAACTGTAGGTCCCGGTATGGGTAACGCCAATCTCCAAGGATGAAGAAGCGTAATCCATGACCGTGATATTCCCCAGAAGGTTAACCGGATATCCTGACCCAAGTTGTTCAGAAAACGCCTTTTCCAAGCCTGGACGCGAACCGCCACGTCCCCGGCCCTTTACTACGTCGGAAGGCCGAACATTCAAACAGTCGGGAGTGGTATAGGGGGGCTGGGACTGATAACCGTATTTACGGTTCAGCCCCCCTACCGGGAATGCCAAGTTTGAATAACCTTTTTTCGGCATAATCAATCCGCCTTCAGAACTTCATCTTCCTGCGGAGCCAATTTAAGGGGTTCTACCAACTGAGGTTTCAATGCCTCCAAGGCTTCAGCAGCCCCGGCGAAGCAATTGGCCTGAGCCGACGCATTCTTTTCCTGTTGCCGGTACAGATTGATCTGATTTTGCAGACTTTCCAAAGTAATCATAAATTCTCCTGATTATAAAAATTAAGAAATCGCATACAAGGGAAGCCAGTATTGGACTCCATTTAATCGGCATTGAATTCCATACGTCGCCGCACCGCCCCCAGCAGTAACATCGGCGTTACAGATCAACTTTGCCGCCGCCTTATCTCCGACGCAATCAGCAGGAACATCTACGAGAAGGAGGTTCTTAAACAGGGCGTTTGCGGTGGCATCTCCGCTACCGGTAACAAAGATCGCCCCATGTGTCGCCGGGAACGCAGTACTGGCGACGGTTCGGAATTCAGCAGTCAAACAGGACTGATATCCACCGGCATTTGCCCCAGCAAGTTGCAGCGTGCCTTTGACGGCTGCCATTTCCCCGGTGATCGTCGCGGCGGTCGCAACCTCGGCGGTGGCATGAAGCCCCCTTAGGTTTGACTTTGCCGCGGTGGTTCCATAGGCATAGGCCCGCATCGCCTCACCGCCACCCGCCGCACCGGATAAGGTAAGCTTTGCGTATACCCCACGGTTCGAATCCGCAGTATCCGCAGAAGTTCCATAAAACGACAACATGCTCTTACTGGCTCCGGTCATGGTATACGGAGTCGCGGAAACGCCCGCCCCAGCCAAAAGACCGCCGTGAGCGGTATTGCCCAGGGTTAGTGCCCCAGTCAGCGTGGTTACCCCGGTAACAGCCAGTGTGCTGCTGAGTATGGCTGCCCCCGTCACCCCCAAGGTGCTGCTAAGCACGGTTGCACCCGTAACGTTTAAGGTGCTGCTTAACGTAGCGGCACCGGTAACACCCAAGGTACTTCCGAACGTGAATGCCCCGGTCATGCCGGAAGACGGCATAAGAACAAACGACGGACTGGCATAAGTCCCGTTATTCACATAGACCCTCGTAGCGGCCGTTCCGTCCGTATGAATGAAAATGCACCCGGGCGCAAAGGTATTCACTGTAGTCGGAACGGAAGTTCCCCAGGCGAATAATTTTCCAGTTCCAGGGATATTAAAAATCGCCCCACTGGAGAGAAGGTGCGCCATTTCTAAAGCCATTGGTAAGTTGTGTGTGTCCACTTTCAGGTCCTTTCAAATTAAAAACTTTTCTATAAATTAGAATTACTTTTTCATTTTCAACTACCTCAACCACTTCCCGGTTTGCCCCCGGAATCGGGATATCCCCCAACCATCCGGAATTTCCGGAGAGTTCAGCCAGAACCGGATATCCGCTTAGCCATTCGACGGCGGTGAACATGATTTGTTCCTCCAATCGAAACGACGACAGCCCCGACGATCACTACCGCGATAACCCCCCACGCTGACCCCGAGAGATTAATCAACCCGACCTGCTTATTGGATAGATCGGTTTTGAGCTTATTTACCATTGTGAGGGCGGCTTTCAAATCTGTTTGGAGTTTGATGATGGTTTTGGCCTGTAGATCGATCTTGGATTGGAGTTCGGCCTTGGTTTTTACTTCAAGGGCCTGCTCGTTATCCATGGCACAGCCTGACACTAAAGACATTACCGTAAACAGGTAAATAATGATTGCAAAAGAAATAAATATTAAACTTTTTGCATCAAGTGATTTTCTCATATTCCATGCCACCCATCTTCTCGGCGGTATTGATCTTTTCGATCCAATTTATCTCTGAAATCGCAAAGGCCCTGCTTGCACATCTCATCAAACGTCTTTGGTTCTTTGCTTCGGCTGTACAAATGGAGTCTGATAATCCTGCCGCAGATTTTGCAGTAGGTCATTTGATCGTGTTCGTTGATTGCGATAACGATGCAGTCATGGCAACACGTTCCCAATCGCCACAGACGGCGTATACATCGCGATACCAACTGACATGGTCGCTTAAATCCCCAGTACAGCACGTGGTAATAGATGTGAGGGACCACGAATGGTTCGTCCAGCGATCTTTGCCACAAAAATTCTAACCTATTCTTTTTCATAAATCCCGGCCCAACACTTAAGCTGAGCCGGAAGGGTTTATTTCAATTCGGCCGCGGGTTCCGTTTTAGCAGGCTGGGAAGTAGGGATAGTCGTTTCCAGAATATCCTTCCCAGTAATCACAGAATCAAATCGGCTCGGTGGGGTCCCAACTTGGATCTGCCCCGCACCATGAACACCAGCCGCCCGGACCTCCAGCGTATACCCCGCAATGATCCGCAAGCCGGGCTCGTCAATTTGAACCTGCCCGGCTCCCTGTAATTGGGACCGATTAAATGCGTTCAAAACCTGTGCCTGGCCTTCCGGGGTGTCCATCCACTTCGGATACATTTGGATGCACCCAGAAACAGAAAAGAGGATCAGAAGCGACGTTAAAACAAAAAGACTTTTCATTGCGTCACCGCCGGAATCTGGCCGATAATTTGGCCAACCAACTCAATGATCGACGGAACCGCAGCGGCCACCGCCGGGCCAATCAGGTACGTAGTCAGACTATCACACCCGGTACACAGAACAGCCAACGCCACAAACAGAACACTCATTCGTTTCATCTGAAACTCCTTCATAAAAAAATTACTTCGTATTACCTTTAAAATATTCAATAACTCCGATTACCACACCAGTGATAACGGTTTGAATTCCTATGGCCCATTTCGTCGAAAGGCCGGTCGATTGAGCTGGTTTTTCGAGAATTGAATCCAGCTTTCCTTCGATGCTTGTCAGCCGATGTTCAAGATCAATCGGATCGATCAAGCATTTCTTTGTAGGTTCAGTACAATCGGGAGCCATATTATTTATTCCTTTAAATTCCAAACTTCTGCAAAGTCAGTCTATCCCGGCCCGTTATCCGTCTTGGATTATCATTTTTTATGACATTGACGTAATCGAGCGGTACGGTATTATTTTCGTAGGCATAGGCAATTTTACGGGCGAGATATTCGCTCCCGGAGGTATCGGAAGGATGAGAGTCGCTACTCGACGCATAAAGAGTAGAGGAGAAATCGTCAATCACCCTGGCGTATGGAACATTTGCGGAACAGCATAGCATGGCCAACCCAATATCGATCAGGTTTTTAAATAGGTCAAGCACGGCCGATCTGCTATCTGGTGCGACATAAATCGGGCCACAAACAACGGCATCACAAGGCGTTCTATAGATCGTACCCGTCGCGTAATCAAACACTCCCGAACAATCCCCGAGGACCTTGCCAATCTCCCCGAGAATCTGTCCGGCCCGTTCGTGAGCTTTCGCGGTCGTATTAACTGTGTTTGGTCCGCCAATTCCAGTGTCATTCAAACCATTGACTATCAGAGCAAACACAACGTCACGATAGGCGCAAATATCCCGGCCATTCGCCACATCGTTCCATCGTGTCCTGAATGCGGTATGCGTATCGGAATCCCGCATAATCCCGTTGCCGGAAATCCCTGCGTTAATGACGTATCGTTGCTCGGTGAATATCCCTGCGTCGTCGAGATATTTTCCCACCCGAGCCAAAACTGTTGCATCGCTTTCAACGGTCGAAACAAAACTATCGAACATGGCCACTACCGGCTTTCGGCAGACAACCAATTTCCCGACAGTAGCCCCCGTCCCTGTTCCCTGCGTAAACGTTACCCGACGGAACACAAGCCCTGTGGCACTCAAAGCACCAGACACCCTTGCAGTTATAGAAGAGTGTTTAATATCTGCATCGTCAATCCCCTGCCCATTTTTGTAATTGACGACCATAACTTCAATTTTCCCAGTCACGGGATCGGTCCAGATATGCAGATCGTGGCATCGGTCGTCATCGGAGGTGTCACCCAGGGTCAGCGACGGGTTCCCGCTCGTATTGAGCGTAATGGATTTGTTGGCTCCGGTATAATCGATCACGATGGTTTTTTCGATAACCACCGCCCCGGTCGTCGGGTTCGTCGTTTCAAGACCGATGGTGAGACTTTCATCCGTGGGGACCGCCACATTTTCCAAAATGACGTAAAATGGCTCGCTGGTAATATTGGGGATAGGATTATACTTCGTCCGGACTTGCAGTGTGGTGTCTGTGGCCCACCAGAAATTACCCGTCTGCACCGTGCATTCCAGGGAAAGGTGATGCGATGATTGCGAACCTCCAAGCGTGGCGTTATCGGCCCCCACCCCATAATCCTGAGCTGTCGCACTATAGTAGAGAGTAGTGTCCGTTACGCTACCGATCCCGGAAATCTCGATATTCGCAGGATTGGTGAAGAAGCCAACAAAATCATTTTCCTGAACTTGAATTCCGAGAGCCGTGCAGTCATAATCGATGGTAGAGTAGCCCGCACTTGGGATCTGCGTGGTCCAGTTGATCGCGGTGGTTAGATTGATCACCGCCCGAACACTGTATGGGGAGGCGGCCCCGTACATGATTTTTACCTTGAATGTCGTCGGTCGGGTTCCGTCGGTAGATCGAATGCGGAATTTAATCCGGGTCAAAAGCCCTGACGCCTTGATTTTATTCTGAACGTCAGCCCAGGTCCGGTTAGACAATCCAGGGAGGGTCCCCGCCGATTGCGTCGAAAATCCGAACCCGCCTGTAACTATGCTGACGTTCGATTTAGAGTAAGCCATCTTCTATCTCCATCCCCGAGAGGGGGATTAATTGGTACCCGCAATTTCGAGAATAACCTTCGTCAGTCCAGCCGATAGAGCACTGACAAGCAGATCCAGGTAAGAGTTGTTTTGAAGGTCGCACTCGATCACATTGGAGAAATACAATCCCTCTCCATCCTTGGTGGTTCCGGCCGTCAACGTCACAGCCTTCAACGGCGTCATATTCTCGCCATTGGCCAGAGTGCTATCCCACGCTACCCCATTGATAGTCGCCACGCCATCAGAGGCGTTTAGTCTGGCCCGAATGCGGACCTTGGTAACTTCCGAGCAGTTCATCGGACCGTCCGGGTCCATATCGGTGGCATTGAAATAGGCAGTTGCAAAATTCGCTCGGGTATCCGTAATGACCAGAGCGGTATCGGCAGTCGTGACCAACCGATAAAACGTCCAATCGCCTTTCATACAGGTCGGCGTATTCCCATCAAATGTGCTCAATTTTAATCGCATTTTATTTTCCTTTAATCCGTAAACTCAACACCATTAACCATGAATCGGGAAGACCTTGAATGCCTGACAGAATTTCCGTCCGACCGATCCCCGTTGTATCCCAGATAACCTATCCCCTCCGCCGACTTGTCCTGCCCAATACTGGACGTCAATCTCTCCATGAACCTTGCATATTTAAGACCCTGCTCATCATTCATATCCATTTCAGCCATCGCCAGACAACTCGCCCGGATGGTATCGGCGTGAGCCATTCCACCCAGCGGGTATTTCGTGGTGGCCAATTTGTTCACTAAAACCACATAGCGATAAGTCAAGACATAATCGTCATCAGGCAAGGAGGGAAACAACATCATTTCCCAGCGTTGTCCGGTGGTTCCGTCCGATGACTTCTGCCGAACAGCCACGAATTCAGGGCGGCCCGAACGATCTGCGTATTGTTGACGCAGGCTCCTGATCTTTCCTTCGTTCACCACTTTGATACCGGGAACACCAGGTTCGTCACCCAGGGTGATCCATTGCCCGTCCAATCCTCCAAAGTCGTCGCCCAGGTCGTAATCTCCGAGACGATCTACCGTAAAGGTATCGCCCGACAATTCGCCGCTGGCGTCTCCCTCTACGGTGATAATGTTCGCCAAAGTAAACCCAACGATAGGATAGGAATTTCCACTGGTATCCCACGTAATTTCGTACCCGATCATTTGGTCCAGGAATACCGAGGTCGTCGCCATCACCGTAGAATGAAGGGTTGTACCGCTGTATACCGGAGCCCCGATAATCGTACCCGTCACCTGAGAGGTCGTCACTGTCCCAATCTGATTCAAAAAGCTCCAGGAATGAGGCAGGAACTTTCCAGACGATAATTGCTGTGCCGTGAGTGGCGGGAATAGAAATTGACGATATCCGTCCTGAACAATCTTATCGATTTGCGTCTTCTGCGCCACCGTGCAACTTGAAAAAGTGGCCCCGTAGCCCAAGAAAAATGCAACATCATTGGCCAGGTCGTCATACGTCAAAGATAAAGTTGATTCAGTCATTTACTTTTCCAATATTGTCCCCCGGCAGAGCGGAGAACGGACTCTGCCGGGGTCCATTGCAATCCCATACCGAATGACTACGTTAAAGTCGATCCGGTATAAGAAATTAACATCCAGAACGTCCCCGTCCATTCGACGAAGACGAACTCGCCGGCCGCTTCAACATCGAACGTCTGAAGGGCCGTCGCACTGTCCAGCTGTTTTCCGGTCGTTACCGTAACGACGTGTTCGCTAGTGGTAATCGCGCCATAGCATCGGAACATCTTTTGTTCGCCCTGAACCGTACCGTCGGCCAGGGTATCAGTTGAATCCGCAGCCATCGTATTTCCACCGAACACCCGGGTAACACCATCGACCATGGCCGTGACAATGTGAGTCGCACCCGCCGCGGTATTGTGGGGGGTAATCCATTCCGCTAACCCGGATTCCTTGCCGTCTTCCAGATATGCCAGAACCGTGGGGTTTCCACGAACCAGCACAAACGAGCAGACACAAGCCAGAGACGAAGCATGTACCGCCGACGTTAACACGACGATATTGATGCTGGTAACACTTTCGATGGTATATTCACCCGGCGTTACCACGTACAGAGACGCGGCAGTAGTCGTTCCGGCGAGAATGTGAACCTTATCTCCAGCCTTGGCATAGGTAAACTGCCCACCCGTAGAGGTCAGAGTCAATCCATCCGTGCTGAGAGTGGCCGTTCCGTCCAGGCTGGAACTGATAACCCCATCGACTATTCCGGTAGCATCAGTGATCGCCGCCATCGTCTGCAATGCCTTGGCCGTCCCGCGTCCGCCGAACCCGGCAGTATGGAACAGACCATTGCCCCCGGTAGAAGCCAGACACGTAAGCTTCGTCGAATTGATCGTGGTGGCGAGAAGATTGGAAATCTCGCAAACACTCCCAGGCTTATTGATGATGATGAACTGCCCACCGGTCACGGCAGGATAGTCCGCATCCGCAACCCCGGCGAAGTCCCGGTTGTTGTCGGCATTGGGGGGTTCCACGATATTTCCGCGTCCGCCCCAGCCATCCGTCGCCGTTCGGCTTGCAACGGCCGTGGACACATAATCACGTTCATAGCAGACACCCGCCCCTTTCTTCAAGGCGCTGTCGCTATCCAGCCAGACTTGCTCTTGGCTTTTTCTGGCTTCATTTTCCTGAATGAAATTATCCATCTTAAAGATCCTTTCAAAAACTGTTTGTTAAAAAAAACTTCATGCCACCGTTCGATTACGCCACATAGAACACGGAATGCCGTCGCCGGTCGGTGAACAGCAGGTTCCAGGTGGAGTCGATATCGACCTTGATGACGGTGTGCCGGTCGTAAATCTCTTTCGGAGAATTTTCACGCAGCCACCAGCCCTTAAGGAAGATCGGACTGATATCGCTCCAATCCAGCATGTAGATCGGGTTCTGCGTATCGTCATCCAACGCCGGAATGTACCGAAGCGGACTCTTTTTCCAGGTCGTCGAGTTATCCATGGAATTCAAATCCACGCCCAGATTGTCGTTCTGGTTTTCGGCCAGAACCTCAAAGGAATCAATGGTGGCTTCGTTCATGTAGATCCGGTATTGCTGTCCGGCTCCCTTTCGGTAGTCGTCAATGTCCACCGGGGACTCAAACTTGGTTTTGCGAGTGGCCTTCCGCATCTTTCGGATCAGGTCATCCCTGGTAATATTGGTGTAGGCCGCAGACCAGTTTTTCCAGTTGTCATGAAGCAGACCGCCAGCCCCAAGACTGAATCCAGACGGAGCGCCGCCGGTAAACCCTTCCGTGGGGTTTCTGACGATCCAGTATTGAACGCCCATGATCGGCAGCTTATCGCCACTATTGACAGGCTTGGACCAGAAATCAGCCTCTTTAAGCTCGGCATCGGCAAGCATAGCCGCCGTCCGTTTCACCTTCAAAAGATCGACGATCTTCGAAGGTCCGCCATTCATGGCCAATTCCCGCTGGTCATAGGAATAGTTGTTCGTGCTGTGACGCCACGGGATATTAACTTCCTGCATGACGTCGACGGTGTTGTACTCGTCCTTGGAGTACAGCCCGACATTCCTCGCCGATCCTGCGTCTTTAACCATAAGCAGACGCTGGATCTGAGTGCCGTCCTCGATCAAAATCTTGTCCTTCTTCATAATCCGCGGCAAGACCTCGTACCGGGAAAGCTTCTGCGCAATCTGCGCGAATTTGAGTTTCTTGAAACTCTTCAAAGTGAGTTTCGTTAAATCCAATAATTCCGTATCTGTGAGTACATCACTCATGTGATTTTCCCTTCATTTAAAAATTGCCATTTGCCCGTTAAGGTAAGGCGAAATCTTCCGCAGATTCCGTATCCTCTTCGGGGACTTTCACGCCCTTTTCTTTGAGGAACTTTTTGACTTCTTCTCGGACCGCGGCTTCGGGGTCAGCCGGTTTGCCGGGCCGGGAATTCGCGGACGGGCGATTAATCGCCGATTTCCTTCTCGCGGACAATTCCGCTTCAATTTCCTTACGGGCTTGTGTTTTTGTTTTTTCCGCCAACTGCTTTCCAAACAGGGTTTGAACGGACTGCCCGATCAACTCCTTCATTTCAGGTACAGGCTTTCCAAGTTGCCGATACCCATTCGCCAGGATTGCCGCTTGCTGAATGATGGCCCCACGGTTGGCACTCGCGGGACTTTTGGCATCCAATGCGTCGGTCGGACCTTCACCAAAGATATCGCTGTGATCCTTGGCGTAGGTCAAAACGTGTTCCTCGAACTGGCGTTTTGTGTTTTCGACCCTTTCACGTGCAATGTTTTGAACCTCGACATCATGGGCTTTGAGCATGGCTTCAAACTCGTTAATCCTGGATTGTTGAGCTTTGAACGCCCTACTGAAATTCCTGAGTTGAGGGTCAAATTCATCCTTATCCAGATCGAAATCCGTTTCAGGATTGACCTTGGCGGGCGTTTCCGCTTCGGCCTTGGCTTTCGGGGCTTCGGCAGGCTTGGCCTGACTTTCAATCTGCTGGCGGACTCTCTCGCCAATCATATTGATCATCCCAACCAGTCTTTCCGGGGTCCCAAACGCCTTCACTTCATCCTCGGTAAACCCAAGGGTTGCCGCTTTCTTCACGAATTCAGGATCGAACGCCGGGGATTTTTCTTCCGGTTTCGCCTCTTTCGTTTCGGCCGGGGCAGTCTTGGAATCCGCCTCTTCTTCTTTGGGTTTCGGGGTATCTTTGCCCACGGACGGAATAACATCGTCTGTAGGATCGGAGATTTGTGCTTCTTCAGTTTCGGCTTCTGGTTCATCTTCGGCCTTCACACCATCCAGAGCCATATCGTCAATCTCGGTGGAGTCGGTCTGGGTTTCCGTTGCGGGGCTATCGCCGCCCGAAGCGTCCCCACCAGGGGTGTCGCTGCCGGTTGACGTCGCTACCGTTTCGTCGGCAAAACTACTCATCATGATCGTCAGGATCGTAAATAGCAGTACCAGTGTCATCATTTGCTCCTGTTCTCCGCGGATCGCTATATCCGCCGTTTCGGTCGAAGAGGCCGCCAGCCTCACAGACCATTTTCCTATGTTTTCGACTTGTAAATATCGCCTGACCCTCAGGCGTAAAGTCGCATTGAACTCCTTTTGCCGCCAAAGCCGCTTGCTGTTTCCTGATCTGATTGGGATTTACAGCGAACGCATCCGAAATCAAAGGCCAGCAGCTGGGCTTGGCAATAGAAGACGTCGCCCGTTGCTCCGCAACGATATTCCGCCTGCCCATCAGACGGCACTTCGGACACTTCCTTTTCATCTTCATCGTATTCACCGATGAAAAGTGTTCGAAGTTGCCGTGTTTTTTGCATTCGTAGATATAGTAGGGCATTATCCTGCCTCTCTCATTAATGCCGCCATTTCAGACGGTTGACTTTCCATTCCCATCATCGCCCGAGCCATTACCTGATCCTGGCCTTGCTGTGTGGCTCCAGGACGGCTGACACGCTCGTAAGTCCGGGTGGTGTTATTCGGCATCCCAGGTTGCTGGCCTTGCCCCTGGCCCTGTCCTGGTTGCGCAGGAGGCGGGGGGGAACCAAAGATCAAAATCTCGCCCAGTTCCGGGGTATTCGTGTACTTCGAAAAGACGTTGAACAGCTTCTGGAAGTCCAGCCGTATCCCCTGCTGCGCCATCTGGGGCATCAACGGCAGGACGTAATTCTTCATAATGCCGTCAAGTTGCCGGAGTTGACCTTCCGGCGTCTGGTGAGCCATTGAATAGGGCTCGATAGACAATTCAAAATCATTGAACGTACCCTTCCGAGTATCCCGATTGAATATCACCGGGAAGTCATAATCCACTTTGGGAATACGGTACGAGGTTCGAATGTCAATCAAAGGGTCGGAGTAGAGATAGAACCCCATATCCGTCACCCGGCGTTTCGTGAAGATTGCCGTTCGGTCGCGAAGATCGTTGATGTTGGCGCTTGAATTTTCGTTGAGCATCCCTTCCTGTGAAGCAGTTTTGGCCATGGACGCCAAACCCCCCATTGTCTCCAAATTACCCATTTGCTGAGAAAGAAGGGCTTTGAGCTGAAGAGAGAAGGCCATGTTTGGAGCATCGATCCCGCCAAACCGGTATTCCTTGGCGCTTTCCGGATTGTCCATAACTACGGCCTCGCCGTCGTTAGCATCAACAACCCGCTTCCCGTCCTTGACGTCGCCCGTGCGTATACCGAGAATTGTTTTCTGCCGTTCCGCCTGCCTTCCCATCTTACGCATTAAGCGGTTCGACAGATCATGAAGATCCCGCCATAAGGCAGTAGGAGCCAGAGCCGGGGTATTATCGGGAACGTCACCAAACGAGAGCACGTCATACGGACCCCCGGGCGGTCCATCCCACTCCCTGACCAACATGGGTTTATTTTTGGATTCTTCGGCGGTCATGGTAATCATGTAGCCATCGGTTACGAAGACATCCTGTAATTGAATTTGAGGGCGAAACGACTGATCGGATTGAGCACTGTCTTGGGTAATGGACGAAGCATTCTCGGTTCCACCGTCATTGATTATGGATTTCTCGGACGGGGCCAGTCCGTCGATAGCCTTCTTGTCGAATAGCCCACCCTCCATGACGTACTCATAATCCATCCAGTATTTGTCACCCATGTACCGGACCTGATCCCACCTCTTCGCCGTCATATCGTGAACCCAGTCGTGCAAAGAGATCGCGTCACAGAAGGGGTGAGTGGTAGCTCCATCAAAGGCGATACCGCTTTTGGTAATACCCATCGAAAACATGGCATTCATAACCGTGTCATACATGGACTTGCCGAAATTAATCCGATTGAGCCAGACGTTGATTGCAGCTTCAAATGCCGCGGCTTGCGGGAATAGTTGAGCCTTGGTGATGTCGGGGACGGTAACGAATACTCTTGGGGACCTCGCCGCCAACTGCCGAACGTAGATCATAATGGCCATGGCCATGTAATTCACCGGAACCTTGTCGTCAGACCCATGATCGGAATAGTGGTTGCCGACGTATTGCTGGAGAACGTCCAACTGATTGGCACGGAACGGTTCCAGTTTTCGATAACTGTAGGTCATCGAGTCGCGAAGTCGCTGGATATGTTTTTCATCATTGGGATTAAACATATTTCCTTGATATCCGTCTTTCCTTTTTTGAAATCACAACCTTCTTAACCTTGGGGTCAAGTAGCTTAAAACAAGCATTCAGGTTTCGGCGAAGTTCGTTCGTCCAGCAAAATCCAACTCGAACACTTACCGCTAATTCACCCAAAACCGACGAAATCATTTCTCTGTCACTTTTTTTCACCAGTAGTTCTCCTGTTTATCGAATCGCTTCGCTTCTTCATGCCGTGTCGCAAGGCAATGCTCAGGCCGGGCGACTCCGGGCTCTTCGTCAATTCCAGCCTTCCCGCACTCTTTCCACACCAGGGCGTCGGCGGTACACATATCACCATGGTTTGCTCTGGCCCCGGACGGGTCCATGCTGGTGGCCGACTTTATGTGCTCTACAGAGCCGTTCGGAAGCCGAACATATTCTTTGGCCTCAGCGATGGACCGACCGGACCTGACCAGAAACTCTTGATGCTCCAACTTCCCATTGACTAAAAAGCCCATGGAGTGCCGATAGTGGCCGTGGAGTGCAATTTTGTTTTGAACGGTAGGTGCCCACCCGGGAGTGTCCGTCATTTTCTTGGCAAGACTTTGTTCGTTCTGCCTGAAGTACACCCGGCGGTAGCCAAGGGAGATAACCTTGTCCCCGAACTCCCGGCCCGGACCATTCGTTTCCCAGATCAACTTCGCATTATTGAAGAACCGGGCGGCCCCCACAGCGAAGATGGCAAAATCAGACGGCGGAACGAAAGGAGTGACATATTCCCCAACCTTTTCCCGCGTTCGGATATTGGCGATGGACAAACAGGAGTTTGACGCCCCGGTCCCCGCCGAGGTGTCGGCCCCGATTGCAAATTCGTCATTCGGAAGTGGCCGGCCGCTGAGTAAGTTCATCCACAGTAGGAAATTACCGTTCGCATCCTCCAACCACTTGCCCGGCGAGTTCATTTCGGGATTGACAATCAGATTTCCGACCATGTACGGCGGGCAGACAAAGTTCTTTTCCAAATATTCCAGGGACGCCTGATCGTAGAAGGGATACGAAGCGGCGGTATCGTTCATATCCAGCTCTTTGTCGATTTCCGCTTGAGAGGCACACCGCCTGCACTCGCCGTCATACCAGGGACTTCGGAGCTTGTTGTCGAGAATAAACTCGTAATCCGAGGGGAAGGCATACGCTTTATCCAGAATTTCGAGCTTCCCGCCAATCGATGTATACAGCCCCCTGTTTTTATCCGGATGAATACTCCAATGCAGTCGGATCTGCTTGATCTTCATCTTGGAGACTTGATAAGCCGCGGTGGAGGGGTCGCTTGCGGTGAAATTAAATATCCGGTTACGGGTGGCATCCCGCGTTGCCCCCAACGCCCGGAAACTGTCCTCTTGCGGAACCGCCTGAAATTCATCGATCAGAACGCTTGTGGGTTTCGATCCCCGGCAGATATCGCCGGTGGTGCTCTCGCCCCCGATTGTGGACCCATTATCTTCATTTTGGAGGTTCAGGGAGGTACGGGTCAGATTCGGGTTAAGCCACTTGGGGCAATGCTCAAGGATGAAGTCCAGTTTCCAGAACAAAGACTTCGGATCGCGGGGCTTATCGACATAATCAGAATTTCGACTGACGATAATCAACTGCTGGCGGCTTCGGAATTTCCACCGCCATTCGAACACCGTCATGATCCCGGTGGTAGCCGCCATGTCCCTGGACTTCTCAATAGCCACGTCCTCTTTTCCGAAAGTGAATATGACATCGGACAGGAAATTATCCTGGAAATCCCAGGTAATCATCGGGCGGGTCGGCTCATCGATGTAATTCTTGGGATCATACGTCCAGACGAAGGTATTGCAGTAGAAGAAGAAATCCCGAGAACACATGATCCAGAGTTCTCTTGCGGCCTTGGGGTCGGAATATCCCATGCGTATCATGTCTGCCCTGAAATCAAGATTGGCCTTGAAATCTTTAGGAACCAGACTGTAATACGGCGTTTCGAGCAGATTCCCTGACCCGCTCAATAATTGAGATTTCTTTACGTCCGTCATCAGACTTGTCGTTTTCCTCATCGGTTTTCGACTTTGGGGGGATACGCTTGGCCCACATAAGCCAGAAATCAGTCGCATTGACCGGGGATCTCGCCCACTGCAATAAATTCCACGCCTTGGCACAGGGGCAGTCTTCAGGTCGGATACCTTGAATGCTGAGGTTCTCTCCAACCCAGTCAAGGACCTCCCCATTGGAGATTTCAGGTTTGCCTTTGAAGGTGTCGGCAGAGATAGAGCCAGGAACAGGCAGGTTAAAATCGAAAGCGCCAGCCCCCCCACTCCCTTTTTCGTCGGCCTTTTCGCTTTTGTCTTTCTCAACATCCGTGTCACCCGTTCCCATGAACTTGTTAATCGCCACCGCCCAAGCAGTCGGCCTCGACATATTGCCGAGTTTTACCAGGTTCTCACGATAGGCTATAAACTCTTCCCATCGTCCCTCTTCCCTCAACTGCTTTTCCGCAGCTATCTTCTTTTCTTGCCACTTCGAAGCCATTCATTCCGATCTCCTATTCGACACTTATATCCAAACTGTATATTACTTTTATCCCTTTCGGATTTAATGTCAAGAAAAAAATGTAAAATTCTTTACTTGTTTGTAGATTGTGGATAGGATGGGGATAGGAGAACAAAAGATGCCTATCAAAAATGAAAGTTATTCGTGCCCGTATTGCTGTAAGCGATTTCATCGGGAATACGACATGGAAACCTCCAACGGAGAGAAATATACCGAACCCCTGAAGCTCTGCGAGGACCACGAGAAGGTCTGCGAAAAGAACCCGGCGAACAAACCGAAAAGCCCTGCCATTGAATTCAGAGAACATTCCATAATGCCGGGGTGTGCCCCAATATTTTTCACCGGTATAGCCTTTGCTGGGGTGGAATTATGGGCAGCGCAAACGAACACGAAAGAAACAGAAAAGGTGGTCGATCTTCTTAAGGCCACCCTTCTACGTGGAATGCCACGGGGCTCTGTGGTAAAGGAAGATAACCCAAATCGGGCCTTCACTATCGAGGTTGTAACTGGACCCGAAAATACTCCTGTTCCGAGGGATAGGCCAAAAGAGGAATCCCCGGAATTGCTGGATCTTCGTAATTTACGGGATATGGAGAATGGGTTATGAACCGAGAAGAGATTACTGCCCAGCTCAACGATATCAATGACGCTCTTAACCTTGCCGACGCCAAGGTCTTTAAAATACAACTTGAAGCCAATCAGGATATCGCAGAACGATCACAGCATCTTCGATGGGCCATTACCAAGGCGGCCAGAGAACTTCAATCACTTGAGGGGTTTGTTAGAGATTATACTTTTATGAATGAGATTAAACCTGAATTAGTTACCGTGGGGCCGGATGTGGAAATAAAACATGTGGGATTTCCGCTTTACCCAAGAAATGAAGTACTTCCGCAGGAGGTTAAGGCGTGAACCAGAAAGAATTCAAAGAATGGTTATTCCGGATCGAGGATCATATCGTTATCGCCAAAGAAGAAGTGCATGGACAAACTGGAACAGAAGACGGGCATCCAAAATCCGACAGGTATAAATCGCTCTACGAACGACTTTATAGGTGTATCACACAGGCCGATGCGGCCATAGAAATGATCATGAAGGAATTTGTGTTTCCCCAAAGAGGGACCCAAGGCGAACAAAAAGCCCAAAACACTAAACACACTACTCCCTAAAAATCCAATATTATATTTTTCCAGCCTCAGGGGGACCCATTCACTTTTTTATAGGGTAGTCAATCCCACTACTTAGCTCATAAACGAACACCATCCGTACACAATTCGAACACTATTTTTTCTTAGGGGAAGGGACCCATACTTAGTTTTTAAAAGTAGTGAGCGTGAACGCTGGGGTTAACCGTAGTGGGGACCCGCCAAGAGGCCCCGGTGGTTCGGTTAAGAAAAAAAGGGGGTGGCTATATACCCATGGAGATTAATAACACAGCCATAAGGCAGCCAGGTGCATAGAATAGGCTATAAATAGGGCACAAACAAGCGTGTACATGCATGATCTATGCGTAGTGGTGGGAACGGACGGCTACACCCTATCTCTCTATCTATGTGCTGATGCTGATCGATATGAGTGTGATTAATAGCCTCGCGCGTACTATGTTAATATGGGTAATCTACTTAACTCTAATCATCATGACGTTATAACGACTTAACCTAATCTACTTAATCTCATTACTCACTACTTATTACCCTCTTGCCTATCTTACCATATTACCACCACTTAATGTTAAACTGGGTAATCTCGTAAGCGTTAAGATGGGTAATCTCTATCACCCTGCTATTTGATAATGATCTACTACTCGCTGGATTAATCTGGTCTGCGGTCGCAGGCTCCCTTGATTCGCAGCCTCAACCATGTGAGTCCGTAAGGACTCTATACCATAATTTGTACGACAAAGTCAAGCGATCTTGCAATAAATTTGTTTACCATGTGTTAACTATATCCACCCGATAACGACCTCCAAGGATTGGATATGAGGCGTTATTATTGCCTGCCTCGACCTAGGGGACACCTGATTATCCCTTATTTTGACCCTAATTATCCTCTCTTTATCATCTAATCCAAATTTGATAATCACCTTATATATAAGGATTTAAAGAAAATAAAAAAAAGATTAAATATTATGCTTGACATGGACGATAGATTATTGTACGATACGCATGTAATAGATAACTTAATACCTTAATATCTTATTGTGGAGTACAAGCAAATGATAAATCTTTGCAGAATTAAACCCGAATATTGCGAAACCGAAAATGAAATGACCATGCTTTACGCACTCGAAGAGTACAGCGACACCCAATGCCAAATCAGACCGATCGACCAGGACGGCAAGACTAAATACCCCGCCAAGACTATATTGACTGATATGCTGTCCTTGGACGTGGAAGGCTAATTATTTATCACATTATCCCTAACCGGGTAATGTGGTTTTAGTCCTAAAAACAGTCACTTTTTGGAGATTTGATTATGACAAAGCGAGAATTTGAACAATCCAAACGGCATGTTTCTAAATTTATCGGCGACCTGCGGGCCGCTTACGCAAAACTGACCATTCCAGGCGCTGTCGATCATTGCGAGAATTGGGTTAAGTCGATCTTGACAAATCTGGAACATGCAGAAAAAAACCGGACGCATAACCTTGCCGCTGTCCGATCCGCCATGGATAACGCTGGCCGGGAATATCGCAGAGCGGCAGAAGGATATTATGCCCGGTTTGACGGTCAAGCCGCGATATTGGCGTAAATAATAAACCCCAGCCGAACTCGTGATCCGGCCGGGGTAATGTCCGAAACAGTCACGCAACGAACATTTAGGAGTATTATTATGAAAACAGACTACGAGGAACGCAAGCAAAATCGAATTGAGCGGATGAAAGAGTTGTCTGAAAAGAACAAACAACTATCCCTTCAATTTTGGAAATCATCCCACAAAATCATCGATATGATCCCCATGGGCCAGCCGATTCTTGTCGGCCATCACTCTGAAAAGCGGCATAGAAGGGATTTAGAGCGAAGCGACAGCTACATCAGGAAATCTATCGAGGCGGACGAAAAGGCCAAACATTACACAAGCCGAGTTGCCCACGCCGAATCAAACCGGGATATCTCTTCCGATGATCCCCAGGCCATTGAGAAACTGAAAGAGAAAATCAAGGCGCTGGAAGAAGCTCAAGAAATGATGAAAAAAGTAAATTCGATCCATGCGAAGTTTTTAAAGAATCCGGCCATACTCGAAACCGCCGATCTTTCCGACAAGATGAAAGAAATCATCCAGAATTACAAGCCCGGTTATTCTTGGGAAAAGCATCCGTTTGCTCCGTTCCAGATATCCAACAATAACGCCAATATTACCCGGAATAAAAAACGACTGGCTGAACTGGAAAGGCAATCCCAGGAAACCACGACGGAAATAGAAGAAAACGGTATCAAGATTATCGACAACGTGGAAGATAACCGGGTTCAGATATTCTTTCCCGGCATCCCATCCGAGGCGATCCGAACCCATTTAAAATCACGTGGGTTTCACTGGTCAAAATTTAATGACTGTTGGATGAGGTTTCGATCTTATGCCGCGATGTATGAGGCTAAAAAGGTTTTAACTATGGAGGTCAAACAATGATCCCCACCCCCGAAACCTACACAGCCCAGGTTGATCTCATGATCCGACAGATTGAAGAGTTAATCGAGACATGGTACACTGAACGGATGATCCGGGAAGTTGTGAAAGAAAACATCAAGGAATTATTATTTTAAAGCCCTCCGGGGCGGAAAAGAGGTTAAAATGAACGGAACCCATAAAAAAGAACATTTTTTAGCCCTGACCAGTCTTGGAAATGATGAATACGGAGCTTGTGAAATACTGGAAACGGATGTTGATTGCCTTGAAAAGGCAGCCCATGTCCGGCAGATCACAGATGGAAATTGCGACCTCGTTTACATGCCATTGGGAGTAGTGGCAGCAGGTCCGGCTATGATATCAGCCCTGGAAGCCGTATTGGCCTGCCTGACCAACGTAAACACCTGCGACCCCCAGGACATAGCCGCCAAGGTGATCGAGGCTCTTAAGGCTGCTGGATACGATCCTGAGGCCCTGGATGATGCAGCCATGGCGATGTTGTCGGGATTGGCACATAAGTAATCCTCTTTCTCCCCCATCCCTCGCCGGGTGGGGAAGAATTTGTGTAACCTTTTTTGAAAGGGTGAAAAATGCAAGTGCAAAACAATGAGAATTACGGCTGGTTCGTG